TGTTGCCATAATCATATATCTTTTAATTGTTATTACTCTGTTGTTCCTTTCGGATGCCTAAAGATACACCTTTGTGACATGTGTAGCAACACATTCATCAACTTTATGGTCTAAATTAAGATCTATTAATATTTGACCACGAGTTTAAACACATTTTAATCATTGAGATATAGGAATACAAAGAGATCGTAGCGAAACTTGAATTAAACAAGAATCAACTACGATCTCAACCTGAAAACAAATGATAGATAAAGAAGCCTAACTATTGAGTTCCAATGTAAATTCTGCTTTTATTTCATCAATGCCTGTTTTAATGTTTGCATACGCACGAGCATTGTTTTCGCCTGTAGGTGAGTAAATTTCATTTTCGATAATTTCAACAAACTTTTTAACCCACTCTATTTTCATGTAGTCGCTTAATCTTCGTCCTCTCAACATAAAATTACTATATTCAATACTACGATTCTTAAAGATCGCTCCTACACGTGTTTCAATCTTCTTACGAGTAGCTTCTCGGTCATCGATATTGTTTTCGGCACGCACAGTTTTAACAAGCCGACACAATTTTTCGCAATCGAGATCAAAAAAGTTACTACATATTGAACTGATCTGCATTTGTGAAATCGGTCTTAGTCCTTCGTTAATGTCAGCTAAGACGCTGTTTTGTTGTTTAGTCTCATTAAGTAGAGTCTGCATTGTTTCTTCTTGTCGAGTAACAATACCTTCAATCAAGTGTCTAAACCATTTGAAAACAAAAAACCACATCATTCCCGTTATTACGAGAAATAGAGCACATATCATAATTGTGATGCCATAATTACTGACACCTTCTGCAGTTTCAAGTACTGCCTTTGTTCCAGTAGGTAAATCCATGTTATACTATAATTTTTACGTTAGATCATGCTTTAAAATAAATTATTTTATCCCAAGTTCCCATATCATAAACGTCAAAGTGTAACCAAGTAACATCTTTCTCAAGACGAATAGGATATGGAAGTTTATGTTTATTGAGATCAATCAACTTTCGTGCTTCTTCAGCACTCATACCGACAACAGTAATATCGAACGCATTTCCTGTACAATGAGCACTCATATAGACCTTTTCGAGTCTTGTCTTTTCTTTAGGGATTTGACAGAGATTGCAACGCAGTCCTCTTTGAGTATAATTCCCTGATGGCGATTTCCAATTATTAATGATAAACGGTTTCTTAATAATATCACGTCTCAAAACGAGTAAGGTCTCCAATGCTTGTGTAGAGAAGAATGACCATATCTGTGTTTCGTTGTATTTATTCATAACGTGTTTGCAGACAAGTTCTTCGAGTTTGAAAAACTTTTTAATCTCACTTATAAGTTCAACTCTATTCATCATAATTGTTTTGTTTAACAAAGAAGAGTTCGCCAACATTTTACTGTTAACGAACTCTCTTCAACTTTTACTAATAATTTATATAACTTCTACTCTGTAAAAGTACTCAATTCAATTTAGTTATGAATAGAAAAAGGTTCTCATCCTTCTTTAATTTCTTCTACTTTCGGTTCAAATGATGTTTTCTTCCATTGATCAATAAAGTGTTCGATCAATCTTCTGCCTTCAATTGCGACTTTTTCGAGTCGTTCATCCGGTTCCATAAACTCTTCTGCCATTACAGATGCGATACGTTTGACCTTACCAACATATTCGATAAGGTCATCTTTCTTATCCAACTCGTCTACAGACTTCTTTGTAATGATATTGAAAGCAATCGCTTCGACAACATTTTTATACTTATTGACACTAGAAACAGCTTTTTGTGCCTGTTGAACATAGTCATTGACAGATTGTGCATTTTGAAAGTCTTCTTCAGACCAACCTTCAAGTTTACGTGCTGCCTGATAAATTGTTCTCAACTCCTGCATATTCAATGCAATACCTGCCTGTGCGACTTCTAAGCAAAATAATGAAAAACGTACATCGTTTGTTGTTTGATTGTTGTTCATAATTTTATCCAATAAATTCTTTATAATCTACGTCATTAATATCTTTGATTTTCCAACACTTATTTTGATTCTCGTCTAACGAGACAACGAATCGACATTTTAGAACTAGAGATTCAACTAGAATCTCTTCATCTATTTTACCCTCCCATGATCGTGAAGGTGTACAGACTGTGTAATATGTTCCAATGTCAAAAAGTGCTACTTTAGGACACTTAGTCTGTAGCACTTTTTCTAATTCACTCAAAACTTCTGTCGTCATTCGTTTTTAGAGTTCAAATCAACGAATTCAGTGACCTCACCTTGTTTGTTGACAATAAGAAGTTTGTTACGATCCTTACTCAAGAAAACATAACGGTCTTCGTCAACAAGAACAGCAAAATCAAACTCTTCACCTTTATATCGATACTTGACCTCAGTTGTCATCTTAGCATCATCAGAATTCTTTTTATCCCATTTTGATTTATAGACAATTGATTTAAGTTCTTCGTCTGACAAAAATACGGTGAAAAGAATTTTCGGATAACTTTCAGGCACGATTGAAATACTTCCGTCTTCTTCAATTGAAAGTCCAAAATTAATACGTGAATTTTCGAGATGTGAAATTGTTTCTTTGATAAGTCCTTCATCGTTTCCTAATTTAAACGATACTCCATCTTCTAATGCTTCAACGAGTTCTTTAAGATCATTCGGTTTCAACCAACTTTCAACTAACATATCGAAGTACAATATTCCCATAGACTCGATTTGATCTAGAGACGATTCACTTTCAACGTTAATTTTGATTGCCTTTTGACCGTTCTTAGTACGAAATGCTGTTAGATGAAATGCGAAACCACATTCTTCTAGAATCGTAATTGTTTTAGAAACAGCATCATTAACAACAACTTCATCATTCTTTTCAATAAATTGACTGAAATCAATCACAAGCTCCTCGTTTGCGAGAATTTTTTTTAACTCTCTTCCAATTTTCTCTTTTGCTTTCATTGTTTTTAACTGTTTAATTTAATATTCAATAGAGGAAAGAAGAACGATTCGTCTGTGCGATATAATTAAAAGTATAACATGGATTAATAATAAATTGTTTATCAAACTCTTTCGTTCTCCTTTCAATGCTGTAAAGATACTACTTTGTTATCTTACGAGCAACATCATCATCGCTCTTGGTCCTCTTTTCGATTGAATTGTAGATATTGAAAATTGTATCTACAGTATTAAGTTCTATAATTTCCGATTTATCTTTCGCTATATATAAGTTATCAATCAGCTGGATATACAACATTCCTTTATAATTAAAAACTTGTTTACGAACTATTTGTTTATATTTCTGTGAAAGATCTGTACAACGAAAACCTTCACCGACAACACTGTAAATACAAAGAACTGTTTTTACGTCATTGTTATTATTAATATAAAAAAGTCTTTTTTGATCTTTTGATACAAAGATATTGTTACAACGATCGCTCGGTGTCACTTCTTCATCTTCAAAAAGAAATGCTGAATATACAATCACCTTAAAATTCTTTCCGTCATTAAACCAATTATAAATGTATTGCCAACGATACATTTTCTTCAGATCCATAATAAAATCGATCAACGGAATTGTAGGATAGGGATATGATAGATTTACATCTTCTTTTACCGATTTATCTGATATAAAAACATTACCGGTGACACGTTTACTTTCTGTTAAATTCATGTTCGAAATCACGTTCTCACAATCAAATTCAATAGCAATTTCGTCTAATGTTATATTTAAACTTCTGAAACTTTCACATATCGGCATATCTATACAAAATCCACTGTAATACTTGTTCATCCAAGATTCCTTTGTAATAATTTCAGTGTCTTCTATACTTAGAAAGTCTTTTGCAATTTCTATAGGTTTTGGTCTCCTACACTTTTTCGAATCATAAAAGACCTTTGCCCTTGTAATCCAATTGATCGCTTCTACAATTGATATATCAATTGGACCGTCTACTTGAATAACAATATTTCTCCACTTCTCATTGAATTCTTCTTTTGTCATAGCTTAGGATAATTTAAATGTTTCTATTCTGTTTACAATCTTCGATAACTTATAATCAAATGCGTCAAGAATAATCTCCTTGTTAGTTTCGATCTCTATTCTCTTTAGCAACACAGTTCCATCACGCTCGTTCTTTGATACTGTATAAGTATACTCATCAGTGTTTCTATAAACACTATCACTTGATACACCAATTGATGCATATTGTTCACTTATCTCTAATTTATCTTTAGAGATCACAATGTGTACGTAATCGTTAATCTTCTCCTTAATCTTTTCCATTGTTTCGGGATTTATTAATTCAATATGTTCGTCTCTCATAATTTCTAGGAACTTGTTCAACTTCTCTTCGTCATTGAACTTTATCTGTAAAACGGTAATATTATCCTTACCGTCTACTCTTCTTTTGATGTATCTTCGTGAATGATCGTATAGATACATTGCTTTGTGTAGGGTAGTTTGTTGTTCCCAAGAACAGACTTTAATAAGTTCTGTGTAATTTATATAAATCTTTCGTTCCATTGTCACTTTATTTTTATCGTTAAACTATTCTCATTTGCATAAGCGACTGCTTTCTCTAGTTCATCAAATCGTTGTGATGAACTGTTATAATACATTCCTGCTCTTACATTGATAAAATTGACCTGATAGCAAGTTCTGCCATACATTCTAACTCGTACTATTTCTACTATATCTTTCATGTCCTAAAGGTACTAAATTATTAGAAAGAGTGGAACTTAATGTTCCACTCAATCATTGTTATTAGAGACTCAATATGAAATTATAAACTTCTGCAAGACCATCGTAGTCTAATGATTGTAAATCTTCAAAAATCTTTTCTTCACAATATTCACGTTCATCATCTTCATCGTCTAAGATAGAACGATATTCGTTACCGTTGATCTTTTCGTATACCTTTTTAAGTTGTTCAAGATCAAGTTCGCTTATTCTATCAGCTACTTCATCGTATAGATCCGAGTAACAACTTTCGAGATCAAAATCACATCCGGCTGGATATGCATCTTCGTCATTTGATTCGAACAATTCGTAACCTTTGTAAAAGTACTCTTTTCCTTGTTCATCTACTAAAATTGTAGGATTTACTTGTTTAACTGTCAGTTCAACTCTTCTGCGATTTGAGTAAAACATCACTTCAATTTTGTCATTTGTTGTCATAGTTGTTAAAATTTTAATTGTTAATACTAATGTATCTCATTTCTTTCGACGCTGTAAAGATACACCTTTTTGATACACTGGACAACAATTTCGACCATAAATTTCTAAAATATTTTTATGTGCTACATTATTATTTTTCCATTTATATTGATCTTTCTATATCTCAGTAAATTAGTCGATACACTGCCTAGACATTAATCTCGCTGCACAAAACACCAATATTTGCTGTCTAAATTCGATTTCCATTTATATTGAAAATAAAATAGGATCAAACAGTCTCACGACTCCTTGATCCTTCTATAGAATAATTAAACTAACTAAACAGAACACTTATGGTTGCCATGTAATTGAGTCAATACTTACCGGAATATAATCCGGATATTCTTTCTCTAGTCTTTCGAAAATCATTGCTTCTTCTTTATCGCTTAGAGGGAGTTTTGTTATTTCTACGTCATTCAATGGAACGTGCATTTGTACTTTTACTCCTTCTTTTTGTTCAAATGTTGCTAATATAACTATCATATTCACCTCCTTTCTTCTTTTATTGGTAGTTAAACTTTGTTTTAATTCACTATTTGATAAATATTGCGTTCATTTATTATCTTATATGTTGTTTCTTTAATTAAACTCATTTAAACGAATGGACCTATTCTCACGAACCGGTCCAAGTTCTAACAATTAAATTAACTATATGACAACATTCAAATTCTTTTCATTTGTTTTAGTCTCTGTAGCAATTCTTTCTTCTTTTCCTGTCCTACTTTTTCTTCAATCACCTGAGCATCAGTTATTTCTATAGGATTCATTTCATGTAGGAATGTTGAATTTGCTACTTGAAGTTCGCCCCAATCGTATGCTTTGATCATGTCTCCAGGCAACTGTATCTTTTCCTGTCCTAATATGTTCTTATTGAATCCGTTGAAATCCTTGTACCAACTTGTTGCCAATTGATGTATCAATATCTCAGGCCTGATGCCTGACTTAGCCGCTACCAATCCTATAATTATGCTATTTATAGGGATTTCTCGCATGATTCTTGTTACGTTCTCTCCTCCATGTATAGTTGCATTTATATCTATTTTTCCATCAACAGTCAACTTGAGTTCATTACCTTTTACTTCTTTTCTTGCTTGTTCGAGTAAGTTACGGACTTCTCGTGACATATTCAGAGCTTTTGTCTCTTGGTCGTTATTGATATAGTATTCGTATTTTAAGTAGAGATCTGTCAACATATCATTTATGATCTCCAATCGTCCGGATTCTGTTGCGACTTTATATTTATCACTCTTTAACAGATATTTAGCTTGTCTTGATTCGATTACGTTCTTGTTCTCATTATAGAATTTCGTCAACTCATCATCGTTGAGGTCGTAACCTTCTTTTGACTTAATTATCTTTTTTACATCCTTAGCTGAACACATTGAACCAAATAGGTCAATTAACTGAGGAGTCAACTTTGCTAACGCTTTACTTCTGTCGTTATAGAGATCAAACGTATTATAATATCTTTGTTTTGCATGATTATATTCTGCGATCAAAGGAAGTATTATTTCTTTCCTAATTTCCTGAGCATCAGCAATATCCTCGTCTCTTGCTCCTCTTGATTTCATAATACCTTTTACGTTGACGTACTTTAGATCAATGACATGCGTTTCGTTGTTCTTTCCTATGTATGTCAAAAAACGGTCCGAACTCTCGTCTAAAGCCCGTCTCTTGAGCTCGTAATCAATATACGAATTCTGCATGTGTGCCGAAGCAATTTGTACGAAATCCGGTGCTTCTTTTAATATCTCACTTCTATCAATTTGTTTCATTTCTACTATCGTTTACTATTTTATGCGTAAAGATATAGATAATAGTTTGATCTCGCAATAGTAAAATTCAAATTAGTACCATATATTGTTTACCAATTGTGAATCTTCATTTGTTTCTGTTTTGATTTCTTGTTGTTCCATGTGTCTTTAATTTATAGGTTCAAAATCTAATCTTTTTATTTTGCACTTTTCTCGTGCCTTTAATTTAGGAGGTTCAAGTATTCGATATCCGTCATTGTGTTCTAAACGAAATGACTTTCCTCTGATATAATAAAGGCAATTCAAACATTCGTATCGAGATTTGTTTCCTCTGCAATACAGTTTATATTTTTTATCCATCTTTCTCAACAATATTCTTTTTGTTCACTCTTAAATCAGTCATAGATGCCTCTTTATATGGATAATCTGCAACTACATTTTGTTGAACAAGTTGATCTTTGACTTCTTCATCGTTTTTAACAAGCCATATCTTTATTCTTGTACCTTCACCAAAACCACAAACACCGACAATGTGATGATATCTGTCGTTGTTCTTTAAAGTCGTTCCTTTTTTCAAATCATTTGTGTAGTAGATTTGAATCTCTTCATCGAAAATTAAAATTGTTATCATAATGTTACAGTTTTAAGTACAGTATCCAATCCAAGTAATATGTTATCTTTCTCTTCTTCTGTATCAAAATAGAAGTGTTCCCAAACATTCGAGATTTTGATCGCAATTACAAACTTCTTCGTTGACGAAGTCTTACCGAGATCTTTGTATCGTCCAATTGACGTAATTTTGATTCGTTGATCGTTAATTCTTATAAACATAAGGCAATTTATTTAAATCTTTATACCATTGATTAACTGTCTCTTGTGCTCCCATTACTTCTAGATTGCCAGTAAGTTCTTGTACTGAAAAGACTCTTATTTTAGGAGTATATACTTTACCGTTATTAATAGTTGTATTCGGTATCGAATATACTTCTAATTCAAACAAATAACCCATAACTAACGGTCCAAAGTGCGGTTCGATATTCATAGTATAAACTGACATTTTATGATCTTTATCATCTACGCCTTTATACTCGATAATAAACGTACATACAAAGTGACCTTCATTGTCATAGATCTTCGTTACTTGATTCTTGTGTATCGTTCCAATTATCTTCTGCATAAATATTGATTAGTATTCATATTTATATTTAGAAAGGCTTCTATTGAAGCTCGTTCCATCAACTCTTCCTCAGATTTAGTTCGATCATAAAAAGCGGCGTTTAGATCGATAGATGTGAAAATATATTGATTTGGAATATCAAAGTCTTTATTATAAATCCGACCAAATTCAAACATTGTATTACAAATTACGATTTGATTCTTTTTGTTTATGGCAAAATCAATATCATTGTTAATGCACTCTTGAGAAAGAAGTTTAATTAGTTGTAATATAACAATTTCAGGTCTTTCATAAGGTATCCAAACGCGATTCTTAATCTTTAAAAATGAGAAGCAATTGAGTTGAGCAATTCCAATCAACGTCCATACAAATAAAAGATTTCTTTCATCGTTTTCACAAGACTCTTTATTGAAAATTTGATGTAACTTTTCAACATCTACTTGTTGTTTTGTTGTCATAAATCTTCATTATTTAATTTCTGTATATCGTTTCTATCGATATCTGTATCGTAACCTGAACTTTTTACATCAATACATTGTGACTTATCATCGTAAGGACAATTTGTCGCATATTGACAACTTAAACATGCGTTCGATAGACTTTTATTTATGTCTTTAACTTCACTTGCCATAATTTTACTTTTTGGGTTGATTATTTGCTTTTTCAATCAATTGTAAATTTTGAGGCCAAAATGCTCTTTGCTCACCATCAATCTTCAAATGATAATATTTAGAAGATCCTTTCCCACACACACTTGCAATTGTGCTTATTTGACCTTTCAGAGCTAAATTAGAAGAGTGTAATATCTTTACTCTATCACCTACACCAAATGTTGCCATTCTTATTTTCTTTTTGAGATTATAAATTGCATTTGCGACATCCAAAGTGTTATGAACATGATCGTTAAGAAATACGGTTCTAAATAATTTTTTACGATCACTAATCCCACTGGGAATAAATTCATTAAATCAATAAATTCTTTCATATCGTTTTTATTTTAATTGTTATCTAAAGATACTACTTTGTTATCGAAGGATCAACTTTCAATTGATAATTTTTCACCAATTTGTATCCCATTTCTTTTAGGAAAACCTGCACAACCATATAGTTAATGATCTCTTTCCCATTGTGTTTATAAGATCCTATGAGATTGTTGTTATAAGACCATTTTTGAAATTTATTTGATCCAATAAACTTCCACAATAAATCATCGTATTCTTTATCTGAAAGAATCTTTGATTCTCCTTGAGGATTTGTCAACTTTACCATCACTCTAATTGTTTATGATACGAAACATCTTCTAATTGTGACATCATAAGCATTGCTTTTTTTCAGTTCTTCCCATTTTTCAAAGGTCATTTCACTTTTAGTCGCTGTTTCTTTATCATCTGAAAAAATATTATGTTTATTAACAAATGAAATTGCTAATGTATCTAGAATTTTAGCGCGTTCTTTTTTTAATTGTTTCCAATAAAAATCAAACATACTTCTAAGATCAATTTCTTGTGTCTTAGTCAGTGAAAAGTAGATTATATTCGAGTATTTATTGTGTTGATAACTAATTTCTTTTCTGTTAGTTATCTTACAATAACATTGAAAAAGAAGTCTTCTTGCTAATTTATCATTATAAGGTAATTTAAAAGAAACCCATTCCTCTTTTTCGTCAAAAAGAGTATCAATATCAATGTTATATTGAGCACATAAATCATCCAATGCTCTTTTGGCAGCTAAAACCTCGCCTCTTTCACCTCGATCAACAAGAGCTTGTAATTTTTTGACTTTGTCAATTACTTTTTCGTATTCCATATTAATCAATTATTTTAAATCCAAAAATTTAGCTACTTTATTTGCAACACCTGTAGGAGTTGAACAATTAGAAGCAGTTTCGATAGCATGATCTATACCGTCTTGCCAATAAGTAATTTGAATCGTAATTTTATTTCCAGTGAAATAATAATGCAAACAAGCGCATTTGTCTCCTTTACGAATATCGCCTTTGAAATAATTGTAACTACGTCCATCAAGTTTGCTTGTTAAAGCGTCTTTAATTTCTTTTTTGCTTGTCGGTGTAAGAATTTGTCTTGTCATAATCGTTCTTTTTTAATTGTTAATACTGTTCGTTTCTTTTGGTGTTGTAAAGATACACCTTTTATCTCAGATACCAAAAGTTTATCTCAAAATTGTGGTCTTATTAAGATTTATTAAGAAAAAGGACAACTCGTTTCACAACGAATCGTCCTTAAAATCAAAAAGTAAATTAGCATGAAATAAATTCTTTTATCTTGGTCTCTGAGATTTGAACGACACGAGACTCATTTATAATCTCCTCTTTTAATATTTTAGAGGTTATTATTCCGGCTTCAGTATTGTTCGCAGCCTCAACTAAATACGAGATCTTATTTTCTTTAACTTTATCATTCGTGTCATTTACAGTTAAGAAAATGCACTTACACAAAAACCAAAATCCCTTTTCTTTATTCGGATGAACTTCACTTACACCTATCTCTTTTATAGGTGAAATTACGTAATCGACATCAAGATTTTCGTTAGCCCATTGTGTCGCTTGAGCTTCAGCATCTGTATAATTCTCAGCTTTACACGCGATTACATCTGAAAACTTCTTCATTTTGGGATAACGAGAATCAGTATCGTTATCCCAATAAGTTATCGTTATCTCAAAGAACATCGTTACAACATTCTCTTAAAAAGTTAACATTCTTTTTTATAAGATCCATTATATTAGGATCAATTTCACGATCAAAGTAATTTGCAGGAGTCGGAACTCTTACGAATTTCTCACTGTCACTCAAATCAATACCATTCATCGCAGCGAGAATAGGATAACAACTGTCTGTCGATCTAAACCTCATACCTGTGTACGGAATGAACTCTCTCGGATCACCTTGACCTAAGAAATGTAACTGTTTGCGTAACAAATTCATACTCTTCAAACGTGACACAACTACTGATCGAGAATAAGCTATATTATCACTCTCCATAATATGCGGAATCGCCTTCTTACTCATACCAATACAAGTCACGTATCTACTCATCAAAAAGAATCTGTAGCAATCAAGCCATTCATCCCAATTCTTACCTTGAGGACAAGCAAGTAGACTTGTAAACATTAAGTTACTCTTTGCTCTTTCGATTTTCAACCACTCAACAAATTGATTAAAATTTCTCATCGTCTCATTGCGATTGTATAGAACATCTAAAGGAATGACTTCATTCGGTTGAATCTCTTTCGTCAGCTTAAACAACTCTTCGTTAGTCAACACTTCGCCTTCATCACCAACACCCGAATCCAATATTGTGAAACGACCGTCTGCAATTGCTTTTTTAGTATATTCTCGATACTCAGAACTCTTCTTATACAATTGTCCTAAGATATAAAAATTCTTATCGCCTAGTTCACTTAACTCTAAATGACTCATAGGAGGTGTTACAAATACTCTCATTCTTCAACGTTTTTTATTATAGTTAAATTATCATACTCTTCGTTTATAAGATATTCAATAAAATCATCGAAACCAATTGATTTCTCGCCACTCAAAACATCTTCGAATGATTTATCTTTATCTTTCGAAAACAATCTCTTTTCAAATCGAAGTCTTCTTTTAGATTTAGGTACAGAAAGATATATTACATGATAATCTTTTTGATCTAAACCTAATGTAACCCCTTTGAACACTTCAATCTGTCGACAACCTGTAACAATAATGTTCTCACAACCTTCAGAAATAGCTGATTTTATCAAATCGTTAAGCATCTCAACAATACTTTCATTAAGACACTTATTAAAAATTCTATCTTGTGTGTTTGTCAAATGACGAACAATATCACCTACTTCAAATATAACATGTTTTTCACCTACATTTTTCTTCTTGTCTGATAACTTTTGAGTAAAATAAGTTTTACCCGAACAACAACCGCCTACAACGAAAAGTATATTCACATTCTGTTTAGAATTACATTCACTTTGTTGTTCTTTTTCACCATCTTCAGGAACTTTTTTTACAACAGCATAGTTTTCACCATCTTCACTTACTTCCACCTCTTCGAAATCAAATTGCTTTAACACCTTCTTAGCAATCTGTTCACAAGATTGACTTCCGAAATCATATATTGCTGTACCTGCAATGATGGGTGTATTGTGTTTTATATAACTTTCAACTCTATTCTTGAGTAATATAAACTCTTCATCACGATTATCGTGATTAACCCGTTTTTTACAATTAAATTTGAAAAGATGACGGTGCGGTTGCTCAAGAAACTTAACACCATCACCGTGATTTGCTGAAGCATTTGGATAACAATGCATACCTTCGATTTCGAATTTAATCCCAACCAATGTTTTTAATTTTGTTCTCATATCAATAAGTTATGTTAAATCTTTCTTTCGCTTTCTCAGGTCCTATACCGTAAGTCTTACATAGACATCTCTTCTTATATTGACATAAATTAACAGGACCTCTATAAATCACTTTTCCATCAAATACCAATCTCATTATCTTTTCGCCGTTGATATTTTTATTTCTACTTTTACGAAAATTTTTTCGTTCTTCATCAGTCATTGATTTCGACCAACCATTTTTATGATAAATGAAATTTTTTAATGTTTCGTCCATAATCAATCTCCCGGCTCAATTATACATATCGGTATCGCTGGATATTGTAGAACTAAAGGAATACACCTCGAATCGACTTTAGTATTCTTTCTCTTTAGATCTGCCATTACTTGTGTAAATTTCTCTCTTTCTATTTTAATACACAATGGCTTAGGTCTATACTTCGAATCTTTCTGAGTCTCAATTCGTTCCATCTGCATGTGAATTTCAAGTGCTTCTTTACAAGGTAGGAATTTTTCAAGACTAGGAATCTTATTCGCACTAATTAACATTACTTTATCACCGCGTACCGTTTCATTAATGACAGGTACAAACATCTTTTCTTTTTTCATATTTTTCACTTTAATTTATATAATCATATTCATCGTCATCTTCGAGATCAAACTCTTCAAAGTCACTTTGCGTAGTAATTTCGTAATCACTCATATTCATTTGATTTTAAATTGAACAATATATTAACTCACGTTTTGCTCTTGTAATTGCTACGAACTTGAGACAATATTCACTATACAGAGCTTCTTGTGTTCTGACCTTATCACTAGGGATCAAACCAGGATTTAAAAAGAATACTCTATCACTTTCAAGACCCTTTGACTTATGTATTGTACTTAATACAATACCTTCAACATCTTCTGTGTAAATCCTTTTAATATTTTCCTCCATTATAGAAATATTGTTCCATATACTTGATAATCTATCTATAATGGAACATTTCTCAACAAGATTTTCATAAGATGGTTGTTGAATTGCTGATGCGCGACTCATACCTTTATCCATCAATTCTTGTATCTTCTGTTTTTTAAGAATTTCAAGATCTTGAAAATTAGTGATCTTATCTAAAATCGCACACAGTGCATTGCCGAAGTCTTTATCTTTAATTGTAGCCTTTTTGCTGTTTTGCAAAAGATTTATAAATGCCTCTACAAGTGGTAAATTATTTCTACATAAAACAAAATCACCTGAATTAGCCTCTTTTAATTCACCTAATCTTACACAACCTTGAATTGCATTCTCTGAAGCTTCGATACCATTTGAAAAAACAGTTTTAGCTTCATCTACAATTGACTTAGCGCATCTATATGTTATATCAAGAGGCAATGTCACTGTATTAGCAAGATTTTGTAAAAGTTTAAAATTTGATACACTCGCGCCCTGAAATGTGTAGATATTTTGCCTTGGATCGCCAACAGCTATAAATCTGCCTCCAATAGGTTTGATATATCTTAATAGAAGTTCTCTCTGAATTGTATTCATATCTTGAACTTCATCAGCAACAACAAGATCGTATTTAGGAAAATCATCTTCGTCAACGAGAATGTATGGAAGATATAACATATCTGTAAAATCCATCTCAAAATCACGATTACTATTGATCTTACGAGTTCGCTTTATCCATTCCTGCTCAATATCTACGATATCTTGAACCATTCGATCACGAAATTCAATATCCTTATCAATGCATATATTGTTTATATCATTTTGATAATCAACGAGTAAATTCATACGAATAGCATTCCATATATCTTGTAATTCAAATAGATATCTCAATTGCTGCTTTTCAGGTACATCTTCTAAATTCAATATCTGTCGTCCTATTTTAAAACATTTATTTTCACTTAATTTTAATTTGAAATTAAAATTGCGAAGTAGTACCTTGAGCCCTTTAGAATGAAATGTACTTACTTCAACTCTTTCAGGTAATCTAGTTTTCAGTTCTTCAGCAATGCTCTTATTAAACGCTGAGAAGAAACACTTCTTATAAGGCGCAGTTCTTCGACAACACTCTACAATTGTAGTTGTTTTTCCAGACCCCGCTGTAGCCTCTATTACTATATTTTGATTTGTTTTTGCGTACGTATCAAAAACTGCATTTTGACGATCACTCCAATTTTTCATTTCAAATGATTTTCGTTACTAACTAAAGAAATTATTTGTTGAGAGTATTTAAAAATCTCTACATAATCCTTTTGTCTTTTCAAAGCAATCTTTTTCTTTAAAACACTCATTATATCGGCATAACGAATATCATCTTGACATAAGAATCTATTGTAATCAAATTCCTTAACAACCCAAACGTCAAACACAACTTGATTAAAACAAAATCTAAAATGATTCTCTATTGTAGGATAACGACAACTATCATCGTGACCTTGATATGTCGAATTTAGGAGTTTCAACATCTTAATTATATTAGGATCATCAGTTCTCAGTTCTAAATCAATATCATTCGGTTGACAATTAAATCCGTGTTTAAAAAGAGCTAAACTTCCACCAACAATAAAGTCTCTTCCAATTTCTTTTTCAAACTTTTTTAATGCATCAATCATTATTGACACATCAATTGCAATTTCAAAATCTTTCATTCTGCTTCAATTTTATCTAGTTCGTATTCAGTAAAATTCTTATAATTAGCTAATATATCAGCTACTGCATTACCATAAACAATTGGATCGTTTATATTCTTTTTATGACCTGGATGCCATATTAATCTTAATCTAAGTTTCTTACGATCTTTGAGTTCCTTCAATATAGCTTTCCATAGATCAACATTCATACATCCTTTCCAATCATTATCAACCCATTCTTTAATGTTTTTAACAAGACCATCGACAACATATTGACTATCACTATAAACCGTAGCACTTATAGGAATATCTTTTCTTAGAGATTGAATTGCTGTCAATAATGCTCTCATTTCACATCTACCAATTGTAGTTTTCTTATAACCTTTTGAAATGAAAGTTTCTTCACCGTCACAAATCATATAGACGCCAATTCCTCCCTTTTTGATTTTCCAATAACAGCTTCCGTCTGTAAAAATTGTTATCTCTTTTCTTTCCATGCCTAAAGATACTACTTTGTTATCGATAAATCAAGACTTCGTGTTCTTATTCTTTGACTTTAACCTCTTAATTAAGGCCCAATCTGTCGATTCGTCATTATTAGAAACTGTATCGTGACCTTTAATTACTGCATTCGTTATCACAGTCTTTTCATCAATAACTTCTTTTAAATCTGCATCAATAGTTTCGCTCGATAATATATAATATATATTCATCTCCTGTTTTTGACCCATTCTATCTATACGAGCTTTAGCTTGATCAAGATCTGAAGGTCTAGGAGGCAATTCTAAAAACAACATATTACTACAATGTTCTTGTAATCCATCTACACCTGTAGAAAGTGTTGCAATATTAGCAAAAACAAACTGTTTATCTCTTTTAAATTCTTCAACTCTCCTCATCTTCTCATCTGTTGTTTGTTCACCGATCACCAATACACTATCTTTTGCAAATTCTTTTTGCAATTGTTTTAGAGGCTCGGTTCTTACACCAAAAACGATTAATTTTTCATCTTCTGCAATCTCTTTCCATTCTTTTAAAAATGCGGTAATGAATTTCATCTTACCTTTAATGGATAGATCTTTCAAATTCGCTAATTTAACTAAATGTTCAGCTCGTCTCGCTCTCTCTGCAGCCTCAAGGTCTATATCTTCAAGATACTCAATGAAATTTTCTTCGGCTTTTTGATACTCTTTCTTATTCGTTATCTCGCATTCGATTGTTTGTTCTATAACATTAGGAAGCTCTTTCAAAACATCGTTTCTTTCTTTTCGATAGTAACAGTAATGTTTCAATATATTGTGTAACTCTAATGTGTATGTAGCTCCTGAGCAATCTAATCCAAATCTCGTTATTTTTGCATTACAATATCTATTTAAAAAATATTTCATATTCGGAAATATTTCGTCAAATCGTCCTAATATCCTTAGAATATTTATAAGCTCTTGAGGTCTGTTCTGAATAATCGTTCCGCTCAATGCAAAGACTTTATGTGCTTTTTTCACAATTTTTTCAACAGCCTTCGACCTCATTGTTTTGGGATTTTTACATAAGTGTATCTCATCAAGAATAACACATCCCCATTTTTTAGACAAACTTCTGCTATACCTTAATTTTAACTCTTCGCCCCTTTTTGTTTTTTTAAACAAGTAATCGTAGTTTATAATAGTAACGTCTACTTTCCAATCTAAATCATCACCATCTTTAGAGTCTATAATATGTATTGTCCTATTAGGATTACACCTTTTCCATTCTCTCTCCCAAGATGTCTTGACTGTAGATGGACATATAACTAAACACGGGAAAAGATCAAGTAATTCAACTGTTGCAATTGATTGGCGTGACTTACCTAATCCCATAGAGCAACCGTTGATACAATTATCGTGATTTATCATATAAGTTACTCCCTCAATTTGATAATCTCTCAAATTAAGAGGTAACCTAAGAAAGTCAATTAATTGTTTCACTTCACTTTCTTCAACATAATTGTGTATAGGATTTAATTTGATTTCTTGAGGCCGATAAATTCGTTTATTTTCAAAATTATTTTCCTCAAGAAATCCCTTTAATCTAGACGATATCTCTAAATTAAGTTGTAAATACCATTCTTTAGTTGCGTTATTATATTTAGCTTTGAATCTCTTCATAGCTTCAACTAAATGCGGTCTATAATCAAAACCTATATATATCCAATCTTTTTCTCTATAGTAATATCTCATCACATCAATTTTTATATAAAGCAAAGTGGATCTTATTTCACAACAAAATCCACTTCAATACTCAATTTATAAATTTAAAGCAAAATGTTAAAGTCAGCAGAGGAATTTCTCTTTGAACTCCGTGGCTGTAAAGATCGGAATTCCTAGACTTTCTGCCTTCAATTCCTTTGTCGAATTGCTTCCCTTTTCTTTTACCACCACGCACGTTGTTTTCTTACTCACCGAAGATCCTATCTTATGACCCATTTCAGTAAGTTTTCTCTCCCAATCTTTATTTCTGAATCCGGTAAAAACAATTGTCATCTGACCGTCAAACGATTTCTCTTCAAGACCGTAATATGTAATAGGAATTGTAAATAAATCTGATGTCCATGATGTCCACCAATCTATAATCCCCATAACGAAAGCGTAAGCTGTATTAAAACCTACTCCCTCTACACATCCTTCAATCTCAGATGCCCAATTCTCATTACACTCCTTGGCAAAAGAAGATATGTCTTCGTAAGTATATAGTTTCAATCCATTGAGAATCTTTTGACACGTTTTCTCAGCTATAACTCCTTTAAAAAAATTATAAGCTGTCATCATTTTTGCAAAATTAGTACCTTTCTTTCTCAGCTCTTCAAATTGTTTCGAAAGTACTTTTGCCGCAACATTACCAAGACCTTCAATGTTTTTAAGTTCATTTTCATCCAATCTGATAATTGATGTAGGATCTTTATATCCTGCATTAAAAATCTTCTTGATAGTCGGTTCACGAAACTCTTTAAAGTCAAGTATGGAGAAAAAATAAACGCATCTAGATAATAATACGCCTTCACATTGTGAATTCGTACACATCAAGTCTACATTATTCGAATCCCACACTAATTCTTTACCACATATTGGACAAACTGTAGGAGTCTTTGAATATGTATTTGTATACGAAACTGTTTTAAGATGTTTTGGAATAACGTCTCCTGAACGACATATCACTACTCTTGCTCCCGGAACAATATTGTTCTCAACGATATAACGAGCATTATATGCAGTACATTTTGATACAGTCGCGCCACACAATTCAATCGGTTCAATCTCAACAACAGGAGCTAATCTTCCGTCCTTAGAAATTTGCCAACGAACCTCTTTTACAACAGTTTCTTCTCTTTCTGACCATTCAGGATTTTTATAAGCAATAGCGTATCTAGGATTATTATTCGCAAGTCGTCCTAATTCTCTTCTTTTCTTTGCATTGTTTACATCAATCACAAGACCGTCACATTTATAACCTTTTGTCAATTTTTCAAACAAACTATTCATAAGATTGACAAAACCGTCTTCGTCTTCAAGTGATTTTACTGTAATTGTTGAGAAATTAACTCTACTTTGTTCGCAACTACATTCATTTAAAATTTCGAGTTGCTTCTTCTTATCCCAATCCTCATTGTCACATCCGTATCTTACATAATTAACATATTTTACAAACTCACTAACGTTCGGTGAATTGAGAAGACCTGCAACAGCATTTCTCGCAGATTTATATCCTGCTTCATCTTTGATTTTCAAAAAATCTGCTGTTTTAAAAATCGCTTCACCGAATGAGAAAATCGGAAGTTCGTTGTCAAGAGATTGTGTATAAATTGCACTGTTTATACATTTTTCAAAGTGTTCAGTACAATTTTGTCCAAACTCTCCATCACCACGAGTCCAAGCGTTTCCAACTGTCTCTAATACACACAATGAAATCCCGTCATATTTAGATGTAACAATCAATTCATCTGTAGATTTTAAATCAATAGATTTGATCCATCTCAAAATCTCTTCGTGCGACTTCACCTTCTCAAGCGAGAACATAGGAATCGGAAGTTTCTCCTTTCTATCTTCAGACACTTTGTCTTGTACACCTTTCTTAAACCATTCAGAATCCGGATTTAATTCTTGTAATTGTTCAACAAGTTGATCAAATTCTCGATCTGTTACTAATGGATTACCTTTTCGATACGCATCATTATATCTACGTATCAAACATTCTAATTCTAAAACTTCTTTATCCATATCATTTCATTATTTGAGACAATTCTGCTCGTAAAGATTCAGTACTATCGCATTTAGTAATCTCTTTCTCACTCAAATCCATTAGGATAGAGTATGCTTCAGGAAATTGATCTTTCAATTGTTTTGTTGTATTGATATGTTCGAGAACGCATCTCGTTTTGTTTTTGAGTTGATTTTCTTTACTTAACAAAGATTCTACGTTTTTCTTGAACTCCTCTGTTAAAGGTAATTTATTCAACAATTCATAGATTTGATCTTCATTTTCAAAATAACCAGGAAAATATTCACTAACAGGAATTCTAAGATATATCCACGGTCTCTCTGTAAACAACGAAATGTATTCTAAATAATTTTGCTTTTTAGCTATTCTTGGATATTTTTCACAAAACTTTCTCACTTCATCAGGAATCTCACCTGCAAGATATACATCAACAACAAGACTTCCGTACTCTTCTAACAACTTTTGAATTTTTTCTTTGATAGGATTTGTGATGTTCTTTACGATAAAATCGCGATCTGAATTTGTTAATTTTTGACTTGCCATAATTGTATAATATTAATAAACATTTTCTTTATTTGAAATCATCCATATATAATTCTCATGTCCAAACTTGAAATCCTTTTTCGGTCTACTTTGAATACGATCTTCAAGAGTTACAGGATTTAATTCTGCCATTTGAAATGGTAAATGAATTGAAAAATCTGTAATATCTTGAGCTCCTCGAACTTCGTTGAAGAAAACATCTCTCACTTTAGGTGAGAAGCTCTCTACAATATAAGCTCTCAAGTCTCCAAAAAAATCTACAACAATTACTTGCTTCTGTGTTGTAGCAACAAGTGTCCATAGATTATCTAATGCTTTTTGACTTATTTCCATCTCTTTTATTTTTGTTGTAAAGATACTATTTTATTATGTCAATTGCAACTTAATCGAGACCAAAAAATTGTTTAGTTGCTTGTTCTCGCTTATGTTTGATGACCTCTGAAATATTTTCCTTTTTTAAATTATCTCGATAACGCTTTTTAAGCATACTTGCTTTATCTTCATTGCTCTTTGAATTAAACGAAGTAAAACTAACATTTATACCATTTCCTTTTCGCAATTCTTCTCTATAAGACATCTCTTTTCCACATATAGGACATCTTGGTATATTAGAGAGAACTGTTTCACCATTCTCATACTTGAATTCTGCTTTAACTAGAATATCTTCTTTAGCATGATTTGAACATGCTTCGTTATTACACCATACGTATATCATATCTTATAAATTTTTTCTACGACCATATTCTGCAATTAACAACGAATCTGCAAAATTATCGTCTTCATTTTTACATCTTTCTGTTCTTCTTAAATCTACAGTTGGAAATAACTTGTGACAAGCCATAAAACTCATTACCTTTTTATCGTCATTCTTAGCAATACCTTGGTGCATCACCTTTTGCCATGTTTTAGGTGCAACCTTTGTATATGGTAATCCTAATGTTGATAAAGTACCTTCTATCACTCCTACGATCCAACCGAAATTAAAATTTGATTTCGCAGATGAACCAAAAATCGAATGTACGTCCTCGAGTACAACATGACACCTTCCTTCGTAAATGCTCAAGTCGAATAAGTTTTGACTTATTTCAACAACGTCAACGACTTTTGAATTTTTCAATAAAGGGAAAGATTTAATCACTTTCCCATCTACGTTTACAATCGATACAAATCCTTTTTGACCAGGATCGATCCCTATATACACTTTCATTCTTCTAGTCTACTTATTCCGTTTTCTTTTATAATTCGAATTTGACTTATCTCTTCATTAATTTTAGGTACATGCGTAACAATTATAGACGATTGTTTCAAAAATTTAATTGAAGAGATGATGTTTTCAATTCCCAACGAGTCAGCACTCTCAAGTATTTCGTCAACTAACAAAAATTGCATTCCACCATATTGCTTCGTCGCATTGATCATTTGTTGGATTGCTAATATTAATGCAATTTCTGTTCTCGCCTGTTCTCCTCCTGAGTAATAGAAAAAAGATTCCATCTCATCGCGAAATACATAAGGAGTTATTTCTTCTTTAACTTTTCCTTTTGCATCAACTTTAAAACCTTCAATCATCAATCTAAGATCACTTCCCATTGATTTAAGTATCTCGTTAGCACGAGATTGGATATTTTTTAATTGCTCCATAGCGAGATACATTTTAAAATCTTTAAATCGTTGTGTCCACCTTTGAATTTTAAAGATTTCATCATTTTTGTTTGTAATCTTCTTACATTGATCGTCAATAAGATGTTCGGTTTCTTTGATGGTATTTTCAATCTCATCAGTACTTTTCTTTACCACCTTAGTGTTTTTCAAGTCCTTAATATAAGTCAATTTCAAAGAAATTAAATTCTCACCATTTTCAATCTCATTTTGCAGTGTCTTTACAAAATTTTCTTTTGATTTTATCTGTTGATTTAAACTTCCTATATTGTGTTCGAGTTCAAGGATCTTCTTTTTCAAACTTCTCTGTTGATTTGCAACTTCATCAAATTCTTTATCAGTCTGAGATTTCAAAGACATATATTCATCTAAAACAGAATCAAGCTCTTCAATTGATTTTTCTGCAATCTTCTTTTCTTCAGACTCTTTATTTAACTCAATTTCAGCAACTTCCTTTTGTTTTTTAATCTCTTGAACCGTCTTGTCTGTTTTAAGAAAAAATTCGTGTTGACAATTAGGACAAACTATAATTCCCGAAAGTAAAACTTCTATTTTATTAAGAGTTCTCTTAATATCAATAATTCTATTTTGAATAGCATTTAGAGAGTTCTCTTTAGTCCGCTTTTCTTGTCTACATACATCTACATCTTCGTCAATTTCTTTGTAAATTGTATCAAAATTAGAAGTATCTATGTTCGAGAGCTCCTCTGAAACCTTTGTACGTAAATTTTCCAATTCATTTAAAGAGTGCTTTAAACCTAAAGCAGATTGTTGCTCTTTTGAAATACGAAGTTCGTTTGATTCAATAGCCTTTTTAACATCTTCAATATAATCTTCAGCTTTTTTGATTTCTTGAAGCTGCTCCTCTTCAGGATTACTATCAAGAATTTCTTGAAGCTGTTCCTGATATACTGAAAGTTTCCCTTCATAAGACGCTTTTGATCGATCCAATACCTGTTTTTCTTCGTTTAAAACCAAAACCTTATCATCTATAATGGATTTTGTTTTATCTAACATAGAGAAGTTTATAAACCGACTTATTAAAGCTAACTTTTCTGTGTTAGATGATCTAAAAAACGAATTATAATTACCTTTTGAGACAATATAATATGACTTTGCATCTTCAGCCGAGATCTCAACCCAATTAGCAATATATCTGTTACCATCGAGAACTGTTGCAAATTGAACTTTCTCAATCTCATCATTTTCACTAATCAAATATATCGCTAATACAGAAGATCCTTTTGTTCTTAATTCTCTTTCAATTTTTAGAGTCTGTCTACGAATTGGACAATAAATAAACACACAGATGTATGCCGTATCAAATCCCTTACGTATCAACTTCTTATCTTGTTTGTCACGAAGATTTACTCCATAAATTCCATAGAACAATCCTTGTTCTAAAAACGATTTACCTGATCCATTTGACAATTGATCATCTTGAGTACGATTTTCACCAATGACAGCGATCGCCTCTTGTCGAAAATCGTAATCAATAGATTCAAATGGACCGAAATTTTTCAATACTATTCTTGTTGGGTACATAACTCTTTCTTTACGGTTTCATATATTTCATTAAATAACTCTTGATCCTCAATAAGCGATTCGCGAACAGAATCCATACCTTGACCTAATTTATAATCGTCTCCATAATAAAACCACGAACCTCTTTTTTGACAGATACCTAATTTTACAGCTAACTCAACTGCTTCTTGAATTGTATCGAATCCTATTCCGAAACGCAACATCACTTCACAGTTTCTAAATGGAGGAGCTATTTTATTTTTAACAACTTTGATTTTTGTTTTATTTGCAACAGCAATGTCACCATCTTTATCCGTTCCGATTCGAGCAAATTCAACTCTTTGCGTTGAATAGAATTTCAATGCCTTGCCTCCAGGTGTCATTGTTGTCGCTCCTCCAAAACCAAAACCTCCACCAACCTTATCTCTTAATTGGTTAATACAGAATAGTATATTATTGTTCTTTTTACATACATTTTTCAAGATACTTAATTGAGCTGACAATAGTCGAGCAACAAGTGCTACCTTTGCATCACCACTTTCTCCTTGTAAAGTTGCTTGTGGTACAAGACCTGCAACAGAATCAAGAACAACTAAACCTATTTCAGGACACATTAACATTTCGCGAATAATTTCCATAGCTTCTTCTGCTGAGTTTGGCTGCGATAAAATCCAATTATCATTAGAAATATCTACACCAAGTTTTCTCGCATAATCCAAATCTAATGCCTGTTCAACATCAACATATCCTACAGCTTTCTTCTGTGTTTTTTGTACAGATGCACAAAGATGTAATGCACACGTACTCTTTCCACTACTTTCATTTCCAAAACACTCGTGAATTCGGCCTAAAGCCCATCCTCCACCAAGAACATTATCTAATGCTAGGGATCCTGATGATACAGTCTCAACCTCTACATTAGTTCCTACAATCGCCTCTTTTCCGAATCTCTTTTCAATTCTACCGAATAAATCGTCCAATCTGCCCATTATAATACTTGCTTTAAAATGTTATAACCTTCTTCGTAATTGTAATCGTTTTCTTTACACCAATCTTTAAATTTAACAGCAATATCACTATTAGAAAGAGCTTTCACTTCTTCAGCGACCTCAATTTCTGCAACTTCGAGTTCCTTTGCTTTCAATTTAACATCAATACCAAGTTCTTGATAAACCTTCTTATCGATTGATTTTAATTGATCTTGACTACCAACTATTTCGACACGAACATAATCATCGGGATTATTTTCTTTCAGCGCTTTAATAACCTTATCTACTTGTTTGAAAGTCATTTCATCTAAGTTCACGACCTCCTTTTTATATCTCTTACCATCAGAAGGTATTAAGCTATACGAAAGATCTTCGTATAATATCCAAAATCCTTTTCTATCGTCTTCACCAAAATTATTTTGAGCAATAGATCCCAAATGAATAACGTTTTTAGTCAACTCTTGATGATCGTGGTAATGACCGAGAAATACTTTACCCCAACCTTTAAATAGAGAAGGCTTAATTTCACTTTCTACTTCAGAACCATCATTATTTCTACTCCCTTGCATTGCAATGTGAGAAAACAGTACGCTATGACCTGGCCTTTCAATTGATTGATTAGAGATTTCATCTAACCATATTTCATTATCAAAAAACGGTAAAAAATAACAGTGTACACCATTTACTTCACGAAAATCAAACATATCGATAAGATCAAAATTCGGATGATATTTATATACATCGAGAAAAGATTTTTCGCTATCGTAACTTGTTTTATCGTGATTACCTGGAATACAGATTATTTTTTGTCCTTCTTCTTCATACATCTCAATTATTTCAGTCAAAGCGTCGAGCGTTTCTTGTCTTTGACTAATACGCGAATCAAATATATCGCCGAGCCATATATGAGTATCGATACCCATATCTTTAGCTATCCATATCTCTTGACGAGTCAATTCTTTAATGTCTTCAAGGTTAGAAGGTTTAAGATGCCAATCGGTACTCATTACCGCTATAGGTTTTATTTCTGCCATAAATTATAAGTTAAAGTTGCTCCTACAAATAAATCGATTTTTTTAGAAAACATTCCGTAACCAACACCAATAGAAGGTCCAATAGAAAATCTAGGTTTTTTCTGTCTTTCATTCCAGGTGATTACGTTTTCAATCTTTCCAGGAAGATACGAATTTATTTCCAAACGATTATTATCACCAACTTGTTGACGGGTTATAGTAAATTCATTTGTAAGATTGAATATAAGTTTATATTTCCACAAATGAGAAGACCATATTTTAAGATCATATCCTATTGTATCGGTTTGAATGTTAAAATGATAGAGAGAGTCTTTTTCAATTTGTTTGTCAATAACTTCTTCCTTACCTTCGTATTTATATTTATATTCAAATCGAATCGCTTCAACCAAAGCCTCCTTATCTTTCAGTTGCTTATAAAGCTCCTCATTCTTCTTTTTCAATTCAGAAAATTTAGACGAAGGATATAATTTGGTATATCGATTCAAAGAATCTGTATAAAATTCAATCTCATTTTGCAATGCTTTAATATCTCGATCCTTTTTGTTCGATCTGATATTAAAAAACAACAAACCAACGAATAATCCGACTATCAAAATAATAAAAATCCACTTATCTTTCATATAAATCGAATTTATGGGGAAGAAATTTCTTCCCCATGATTTTATCACTTCTTACCTCTCTCAGCACGCAATCTTGCTAATTTATCTTTAACAGATTCAGAAACAGCTCTAGATGCCTTTGTTGCTGCTTTTTCTACAGGCGACTCATCTGCAGCGGCGGCTTCTTGTGAATCACCCTCATCAAAAGGGAGGTCTTCAACAACTTTTTCTTTATAGTCGTCAAACGGAAGCATCATTCCTTGTTTCATCAAATCGTACCACTTACGCATTTCTACGATAGGTAGATCAGGTAATACTTCAGTTCCTTCGTATTCTGTTTCAATGTATTGTTTCAACTCTGCCTTCATTTTGATCAATGGAGGATAACCTGAAGTTGTTGATTTTGAAGCTGTTTGTGTTGGCTTTGCAGAAGGTTCGCGTTTGACAGAAACTCTAACTTCGTCCTCTTGCTCATCTTCTTCATCATCATTAGAAGAAACTGTAGTTTTCTTAACGTCTTCAACTTCCGGAACAAGTGCTTCCAATTGTTCCAAACGATCTAAAAATTCATCGTTTTCAAAAATATCAAAACCATACTTTTCATCAATTCTTTTGAGACCTTCAAGCTGCATATCCCAATCCTTGCGCGAAAAGACGTCTACATATTGATCTTCTAATGAAGGTAATTGATCTAATGCTTCAAGAACTGAATCAGGCACTCTATTAGATTCGAAAAACTCATCCCAAGTCTCACCTACTTCAGGCAAACCACAAGAAAGATCATAAACATTTTTCTTCTTTTCATCCTTGTAATAATTGATAATCAACGGATACCCTGTTTCGTGATCAGAAAATACGTCCAAACTCACTTCCTTCTTTGATCTCTCAATAGAAATCGACTTCATGGCTTTCCACCATTGAGGACGAATATCCATGCGGTGAATTTCCTTGTCATATAAAACATAAGCTACATAATTCAATGTAGGAGCTATTCCCCATACCCATTCACCGTTTGTTTTACGAAATCCAGTAATGGGAGCTCTAAATTTCTTACGTTCATCAGAATCCTGGATTTCTGCAGCCATTTTATCAACGTATTCAATATATATCGCAACAGCATCTTGACCTTGCATTCGATCGCTGTGTACGTCTGATGTAAAGACGTCTTTCATACGAATCTCTTTTTTACTGGTATCTTTACCATCTTTATCAAAAACATTACATTCGATAGGTAATTTTGCGCACTTACGAGGAACATACGGTCTTTGAGTTTCAGAAGGCAAAATTCGAATCTCATAACGACCTTCTTTTGCGAGGGATAAAAAACTTGCTCGACCACCTTGTTTTCCGAACTGACTCATTGTTTCCTGAGCTTTATTCAAGTTTTCATCTACTTCTTCAATCTTAGCTTTTTTAAATTTCGAACGATCAAACATAATCAATAAATTTTAAATTAATATTTCTTGTTTTAAAAATTCAACTAATTCTTCGATATTATCAGATACAATATTTTAATTGTTTAATTATCGTTTCTTTAAATCTTTAACTATTTTGTTTACTACTTCGTTACTGATTTCTTTATACTGATTAATATACTCTTGAAATGTTTTAAAATCTTCCTCTTTTTCAAAAATTTCAAAGTCTGCAATCTTTTTAGAAAGATGTTCAAGCGAAAGACCATAAGCAATTGCAGTTTCAACTCTCACATTCTCCTTTCCTCCTCGATTGCCGTAAGAGACTTTAATCAAATCCCAATTAAAGGGTGCATGTAAACATTGTTCTATGAAAAATGTTTCAGTTAATTTTATCCTCATTGTTTCGGTTTATGTATTATAAATGAATTAATTTTGCCTTCAACCAATTCTTGAAAAAATTCCTTTGGTACAACTTTAGGAAGTAAATTATTCAACTTTTGATCTTTACTTCTGATTGCCCAAAATAAAGAATCAAGTTTATCTCTCTTAGATTCAAGTTCAATTTGATCAAGTACTGCTTTTTGATACTCCTCATTCAAAAGAATGATTTCATCAAGACCTTTTTCTGTCAACTTTACAGCTTCACCATCAACAGAAACTTGTCCATGATTTTTCAGAGCTTCTCTACGATACTTTTTCTTTAATTGAGATACAAAAACATCGCAATAAAGTTTAGCCTCTTTAGCTTTTCGCTCATACTCAGCTTTCCACATTCCAACCTTATTTAGTAAAGCTGAAATCGTTACAGCTTCACCATATAAGTTTGAATAGTTAATCGTTGTTACTTCATCTAATTCAATATCTTCATCTGTATCAGGTGAATGTAAAACGATTGTTTTATCTCCTTCTTCTACTATGATATTCATATCTATCTTTGTTTTACATAGGTAAAATTACTGTTTATTTTAGTTTAATCCAACAAACTTTTCTTAAATGAGTCATTGTTTGTTTTGAATTTTTCATCAACTTAAAACAGTAAATGACGTATTCAAATTTGTTTGTAGAACATATTCTTGTCTCCACTTATCAAATTGAATATATCCGTCTACCAATAGAAGATTGTTTTTACTTTCTCTCAAAAAGTCAGCATATTCAGCGAACAAATCAGGGAAAACAATTACATTTATAAATTCGTAATTACTTTCTAAAACTATTGTTGCGAACAATCCTTTCTTCGATTTACGCTCAATAATATCAATAACAAAACCTCCGATAATCGCACACTTAGAGCGATCGTTGCCATCCCAATACTTCAACTCACTTACATCAAAATATTCTGCATCTGAAAATGCATCATCTGAATGATATTCCTCGATTAGACGTTTGTAATCAAAAGATGCAAATCCGGATAATTTCTTCTGTTGTAACGTCCACCACCAATCGTTTTTCTCCTTTCTTGCTTTTATAATGTTAGTTAAAAGATCCTTATCTTCAAGAATTTTTACTCTCTTGTTCTCACGATAAGACTCTATTAATCTCAATCGTTCATGTGGTGCAGTGATATTTTCAAGTTTATCAAACGCTCCACTATAAATAAGGTTTTCAATAACCGACTTATTGACAGGAGAACCTTTTACAACACAACGATCAATGAATTCATCTAACGAGAAAAATTCACCATGTTTTTCCCGTTCATTATGAATAAACTCCTGAGCTTTATCTCCACATTGTTTTACTGAATTCAAAGCCCAATACATACTACTTGTTTTGACATCAGAAACAATGTTTATATCACTTTTATTTATATCAACAGATTTAATTGTAATATTACCTAACTTCTGAATTTCATTGATGTAAAACGGATAATCCTCAATCTTCGCATGTGAGAATGTTACAGACCAAAACTCAATGGGATAATGAGCTTTCAGCCAAATGCAGTTATATCCATTTCTCGAGTACGCAATTGCATGACTAAAATTAAAAGCATACTTACCAAACTCCTCCATCTGTTTCCAAAGATCTTGAGCATACTTTTCTTCAACTCCAAAACGCTCAACATAACCTTTTACAAATTTATCGCCAAATGCTTTTAGTTTAGCCATAATTTTCTTACCCATAGCCTTTCTCACCGAATCTGTTGTTTCTAGGTCAAATCCTGCCAAATGCTGACATAATCTCATTATATCCTCCTGAGTAATCAATAATCCTAAATGTGGACGAAGAATATCTTCTGCTCCTATAGGATATTCGATTTCACTTTCACCTCTCTTTCTTAGAATGTATTCATTGTGATAATTATTTTCAATTGGACCAGGACGATATAATGCTGCACATAATCCCATTTCATCAAGACTGTGTGGTTTCATCTGTACACAATATGAAGAAAGTCCCTTTGCACCAAAATGAAAAACATCACCTAAATAACCTTTTTCAATATACTCAAAAACAATTGGATCGTCTAGAGGAACATCATTATAAAGATCTAATTTGATACCACGGTTTTTCTCAATTAATTTTAAAATATCAGCTAATTTATCGAGCTGAGCAATTCCTAAAATATCTTCTTTCAAAAAACCAGCTTCTTCAATTTCTGCACCTTCCCACTCTGTCACTACCAATCCATTAGACTCTCTAACTGGCAACCACTGTGCTGACGACTTCTCATCAGGATACACAACTGTACCACATGCATGAATCGAGGCTGATTTAGGAGAATTCAAACAAACCATAACATCATTGATTAATTCTGTATGGTTTTTGACAAACTCTCTTAACTCCGTATCACTGCAGATAACTCTGAAAAAATCTTCAATACTTTTCATACCCTCCTCGTCTCTCAATTTAGAAGTAATTCTTCTAACTGTTCCTATCGAAATACCTTCACAACGAGCAAGATCTGTAATTGCAGCTTTTAATTGCATTGTCGTATATGTTCCAAGTGACGTCACTTGCGTTATACCAAATCTTTTTTCCATATACTCTTTAACTCGAGGGCGTTGTTGGCCCTCAAAGTCTGTATCAATATCAGGCATCGATCCGAGTTGTCTTATTTCTCGAACTTCTTTTTTAAGACTTTTAATCGTTATCATAATCTAATAACATATCTCCTTCTTTTAATTCACCTGCTTTAACTATCATCTTTTCTTCGTTTCTAAAGATACGAACAAAACTTGTACAAGGTATAGTAATAGGTGATGAACTTTCTTCGTTAATGATAACCTCTTCAATCTTATCGTGACGTATCAAACGACCTGTTGTTAAGAATCTTTCAAATAGTAGATCGTAATCAAGAGGATTAATGTAATTCAATCCTAGTAAATACGAAATCAAACATCCACAAGCTGAACCACGACCAGACCCAATTAGAATGTCTTCTTTCTTACACCACTTTACAATGTCTCTAAGCATTAAAAAGTAATCAACTACTTCACCATCTTCAATTACCTTCATTTCTTTTTCAAGTCTCTCAACAACTTCTTCTTCAGAGTAATTCTCAAGTATCTCAGGATGTTCTTCAAGTCCTTTGATTATAAGATCTTCGAACATAGCAACATTGTCTTCGTATTGCAAAGCCTCTTCATCAGTCATATAGTATACAGGCATATGTCTGTTCTGAGTCTCTATTACAAAATTACATTCAAAAGAAATCTCTTTCAAATTTTGAACAGCCCTTTCAAATGTGTCAAAAAATGCTTCATCGTCTCCAAATAACTTACTGAGTTCTTCAAAGTATTCTTGATAGTTCTTCATGTATTGATTATCGCTTTCATAAGTAACAACCTTCGCTAAAGTGTTCATCTTTCTTTTGATAGGAGACCATTCTTTTTCAACATAATACGCATCACACATTGCAACCGGATTCATTTTACTGTCAAAAAACTTTTTCAAATTTTTCAAGTAAAATTCATCACGATCATCTTTTTCGTATTCAACTGTATCTAATTGATAAAATGAAATAATTTTCTTGAGTTCTCTTGGAATCTTTGTATAATCAATCGTTTTAGGATCCCATATAAAAATCAAACCATCTTCACTCTCAAGAATATCTTTTTCTGTTACATATTCTGTATTAGTCTTGTTCATCAATTCATTTAGATGTAGCAAATTCTCCCAGCCTTTTTGATCTTTAACAAATGCCTTGATTGTATAACGAATATCATTTACTTCGTCAGAAACCTTAATTTCCAAACCTTGAATAGCTCGTATTCCGTTTTTCTGACATGCAATCTGAAATTTCATTGCTGCAGCAAGTGTACCTTTTTCACACAAACCTAAACTAGTAATACCTAAAAATTTAGCTTTCTTACACCACTGATCATATAAACACATTCCATTCATTAATTCGAATGGTCCGTGAATACCAAGATATGTATCTATATAAAGACTTTCGTCTACCAATTTAGCTCTACCAATCCATTTTACAGGTTGTAGCTTTACAGACTCTTCTTTACCTTTTTCTAAAGCATACCAAACAGATCCAAAGCAAAAAATATAGTAATCATATTCAGTTCTATCACACGCCCAATTAAAGTGTTCATCGAAATAAACACCTCTTTCATTTTTATCCCACTTAAATGGTTCGAAGAGTTGATAAACCTTATTATTTATATCAATTAAAAATTCATCTTCGTCTTCTAAAACTTTATATTCAATAAAATTGTCCTCTAAATATTGTAGAAGTTCAGCAAACAATTCTCTCATATCATTTCTTTTAAAGAAAAGGGAGTTGAGCAAACTCATATCACTCAACTCCCTTCAACCAATTTTCAATTTTTAACTTTTATTTCTCAACAGCTTCAAAGTGCTTATCGCAAACATGCTTAACAACTGTATAATATGTGCTACATGCTTTTGCAATCTGATAGAATGAACGGCCATCGTTTTTCAATAATTCGTCATAAATCTTGGAGGAAATTTCACTCAGACCTTCAGGCTTTTCACCTTTCGGTTTCACATTCAAAACAACTTTCGGAGCACGCGGTTTCTTTTCTTTCGGTTCTTTTGCAGCCCTTTCTTTCTTCGCAGCCTTTTCAGCTTTCTTTGCTTCTTTTGCTGCAGCTTTTTCTTTCTTCGCAACTTCAGGATCAGGATCTTCTGCATCTTCAGCAACAGTTTTAGCATGCTCTTCAACCATCTGTTGTTCGTTTGCAACATCTTCATCAGAAGCAATCATTTCTTCGTCAGTAACAGTTGTAATACCAGCTTTCTTCTGTTCAATCAACTTTTCCAGTTCATCTCTGCTATACTTAGCATAATTTTGAATACCCAATTCATTTGCTTCTTTACGCAACAGCAATAATGATTTTTTTTCAGCCATAATTCATTTGTTTTTAAGTTATTATTTTTGTTTCTTTTGACGCTGTAAAGGTCGATCTATTTCTTCAATGTAGCAACATGTTGTCGAAATTATTTTTCAGAAAAGACTACCTCCTTTATTTGCATCATTCTCTGTTCTACTGTACCCGTCACCCTTAAATGTGGAATATCAGAATTTTTCAAAATCTGTTGAATCTTTTGATCAAAAGATTCACGTAATAATTCATCGACTAATCTTTCTCCGTCATTCTCTACAGGAAACTCAATAGGTGTGTACACTAGAAGTGATAAATCGTCCTTTCTTCTGATAACTTCTTTTCTTTGAAAGAACTCTTCTGTACTCATATCTATAAAATCCTCACTACCTACCAGCATCTGATCAAATAAAACAGATGTAAATGCAGCAACGTCAATTATACATCTGTCAGCAACAGAAGGAGCTTCAAACATCTTCGAAAGAATTTCATTATATCGATCAAAAATCATTCGTTGAGTCTCTGAATTACTTTTTTCATTGATCTCACGTCCTTCTTTATGAAGATCTCTTACAACATTTGTAAAAAATGACCAACCTTCAAATTGTGGATCCTTTTTCATTGCTTCAATAAGAGTTGTCTTACCTGTACATGACGATCCGCAAAAACTTATTTTCTTGTACTTCATAATTATCTTAAATCACCTGATCCGTGTATTACATTTCTCTTTTTACGAGATGCTAATTTTTCATTATTTTTAAGAGCAATCTCTTCAATCGTTAATCCTAAAGATTTTGAAAGACCATTCAAATAACTCCAAACATTCTTCCACGCTTCAACAGTCTGATCTTTTCTGTTTTCTGAAAAATGATTACATGAATCCTCAGACCAATCATCTCTCAAAAACTTCTTAACTTGCTCAGCAATTTTACCAACTTCTGAAACAATATCAAACGGAGACGGCATCCGAACATCTTCATTCCAATCCCAATCATCTTCAATAGGAAGATTCAGTTCTATGCGAATCATTGCTAAATACCACATCATATCTCCAATTTCTAATGCAACATCTTCAATATTCGCTTCATCTTTCATTTTTTCAAACGTCTCACCCATCTCTCCAGCTAAACCAATTACAACATAAGGAATCGCTACTTTAGGATTGTATATAGGCGTTTGATTTGCCTTTGCTTCATATTCTTTGTAATTCATCTTCTTATTTTTTAGAACAATTTTCAATCATTTTATATACTTCATCACGACTTCCAATTTCATTGGTTTTGAAATAACCTGAACAGTACGTTGTTTGCATTTCTGAATTATCTTCGACACCACGAAGTTTTACACACGTATGTTCAGCTCTGATGTGAACAAAAATACCTTGATTTTCACCAAGAATTTCATTCAAATAATCATGAATTTGTTTGCATAGATATTCTTGAGTCTGAGGTCTTCTCGACAAGAAATCTACAATACGGTTTAATTTAGACAAGCCTATAATATTACCATCTTTTTTTGGAATGTAGGCTACATCGCATGTTCCAAAAAATGGTAAAATGTGATGAGCACAAAAACTATGAACTTCAACTCCTCCCTGAAATACGATGCCATCGTATCCATTTTCATTAGGAAATACAGTGATTTTTGGAGGATTATCATAAGCTCCGCCACCCAACTCTTTTACAAAAACCTTTGCAACACGATAGGGTGTCTTCTGCATACTCGGATCATTTTCCCAATCGTATCCTAACGCTGTTAAAAACTCGCCATAAGCCTTCGTAGCTCTTGACATCATTTCTTCTCTTTCTTTTTCAGACAAAACCATATTTTGTCCTGCTTTAATTTTCATCATAACTTTATCTTTCTTTTTCAGTACCCCAAATCACTATTTGTAAGCGATCGGTATAATTATATCCATGTTCAGCACAATATTCAGCAACCATTCTTCTGTTTTGATTGAGTTGATCATTTGTTGCACCTGCCGGCATTAGAGTTATATTCCACGGTTTAATAAATTTCATATCATACCACAATTCTTCTTTATTGTTACCGAAAAACGGTTGTCTTTTATCTCTTCGTTGCGAGATGTCATAATCAATCAATTCACGAATATGTTTTTCAATTTCTTCGAAATCTTCTTGACCTCCTACAACATATTTCAATCTGAAATCCCTAGCAAATGTAATCATTGTCCATAACGCTTCTTTGTTGAAACGTTTATATGAATGTAACTTCATCGCATCACTCATTTTCATTCCAAGTTTCTCACACTTCTCTTGAGTAGGTTCTGACGAACTAAGTTTTGGAGAAATATTCAAGAGATCAATCCTTTTTAAAATTTCGCTATCGACTACAATACTTCCATTTGTTTCAACAATAATATACTTATCATATTCTCCGTCACATATATCAATAAGTTCAGAAACAAATTCAGGATATAAGAATGGCTCTCCACCAGTTATCGAAACCGAAGGAGTAAGCGGATATTTCTCTAACAGATTGATTACATCTTGATAACAATATTTCCCTTTGTCAGCTTTAAAACTTGAATATGCTGTATCGCATATACTATTTGCAAACATACATCTCAAATTACAACCTGACAATCTAACGAAAATTGTCGGTTCTCCGGCTGTTGTAGATTCTCCTTCAATAGAATTAAACAATTCTATAATCGGTCTTTTTTCATTTAATTGCATCTTTGTCATACTTGTTTTTCGATTTTAGGATTTTCGAAATACTTTACACCTTCAGGCATTCCTTCAGCAAAAAATCGTCTGAGTTCAATCGGCCAATCTTTCTGTACTCCTTCTGAAAACTCTGCTTTCAAATCTACCGGTAAAAAACAAGCGTCATGTTCAAATGCAGTTGCACTTCCTGTTCTTGTTTCATAATATTGTACAGAATGAACGATAACATTCTTTTCTCCGTTATTGAAAATCGTTGCTTTAAGTATCTTATTTATAACATATAACATATATAAAGATAACATTTCTGCAGATGGATTCACTGGCAAAACTATCCATCTATCAGACCACTTCTTTACGTCGTTAATGTATTCAGGATAATCTTTTTTCCATAAGACAGTACAGTGATCAAATGAGTCGATAAAACTTTTAATCGTTGTTTTCATAAGACCAAAATCCATAAGCATTTGACCTCTGTCTTTCGAACTCGCTGTAAAACTCACTAACACTTTAAAAGAATGACCGTGTATAGAGTGGCGGCACCTTTGCGTAGAACAATTTCGCACAATATGTGCCATTTCTCCTTCAAATTCTTTTGTTATAATCATAATTCTATCATTTTTAAATGTTGTCTAAAGATACAATATTTATTTGAAAGAATCGATAGATATGGTGTACAACAACTTAACTTTCACATCATTATAAGGTACCTCTAAAAATCCTTTGTTAACCTTGAGAATCACGATATTTTCATTAGGACGATTTTCAATTACTTTATATTCTTTTTCGTTATAAATAACAATTTGTCCTTTCTGAAAAAGATAATACGAATCCCAATAAGAAACACTCTTTTCTGAACTAGGTACATATTGAAAGTTTGGTTTACCTGACTCTCTTAAAAAGTCTTTTTGAAAGAAGAGTTCTAAAGCAATGTCTGAGTCGAATATACTTGGAAAGTGAAATTTTGTAGTAAGATCAATTATTTTTGCCTTTTTCTTTTCAGCAATATCACTGCTCATTTTCTTAAAGTGAGGGGTTTCGTATATAATTGCTCTAAGTCTTTGACTGAGATATTCTAATTGTAATATATTTACAAATTCTTGATTAGTTAAATTACGCGATTTCATATTTTCGAATTTTTCGTGTAAAATAACTAAATTATGTTTAAAACAAAAAGAAAGAGCTACTTAATTCGTAACCCTTTCTTCTATAAAACTTTAAATAACTACCAATTAATTTTAACTAATCGACCTCCCCATCCTTTCGTTGTCGAGCCATTATATCCTGTTGATGAAGTCACTAATTTTCTATCTCTCACAAATAAACTTTCTGTATGTAATTCTTTTCCGTATCTACCATAGACGAATTCTCCTGTGAGAAGAGTTCCGTCTTCTCTATATGCCATTGATGCAAATCTACTTTCTTTTTCAAAATAAACTTTATGTCCTTCATGTTCAATGCAATCCATTTCAACTTCACAAAGAAATGATTCATAAACTTCTTTCATTCTTTTAGTCGGTTTTCCATTTCTCATTACTGGAACTTGAATTTTTCTAAGTTTTGGCATCATCATTGTTTTCATAATTTTCTGTTTTAAATTGTTGTCCTTTTCTTTTGATGTTGTAAAGGTACACTTTTGATACACGCGGTCCAACAATTACAGTAAATTATTTGCGAAAAAATTTATAGGCTCAATCAAATTGTCTAAAGCATCGAGTAATTCATTTGCAGTTGCATCCCCTGGGTCTTTCTTTTTATCTTTTAGAAGGGCTATTCTCACATTGAAGTATCTTTGTAGAGAGAGTGAAGCACTTTTAATCATTTCAGGTTTATCAGGATCATACATTAAAATGATATTTCGAACACCTCTCTTCTTTCTCAATAGTTTGATCTGATCTGTACCTATGTTATTACCAAATGTGAATATGCATTTGATCTCGTCTGTTTCGTATAAATGCAATTTATTGTCAACAGATATATAATCAAACATACCCTCAACAATTATCAAAGTGTCAGTGGTATCTGTGATATTATCATATCCACCTATAACCTTAGCAAATCCATCGGTAGAGTTTTCATAGCGCAACACTAATTTTTCTTTACCTGCTTTAAATCTCTTCAGATTGCGTTCGTGCCATTCTTTACTTTTTGTTGATCGTGCTAACCAAGCTACCGTCTTGTGATTCATGGTGAATTGGAAAACAATCTTTTCTTTTAACTTTCTTTCTAAGAAAAAATTCGTTATAGCCGGTTTAAATTCATTGTAATATCTTTTATTGAATCCTCTTTTATCTAAATATTCATCTTTATTTAAATACTGTAATTTACTAGGTAATTTACATTCATTAAGTTCAAGAGATTCTTCAACCTCTTCTTCGTCTTCAACCAACGGAGTCAGCTTAGATGTTTTGATACTATTCTCATAATCTACTTTAGCAAGATCTAATCTAGAGATTTTGGCTAAAAAAGACCTTAAATTAGTTTTCGTTCCACATTTAAAACAATGAAATGTACCATTATTATTTTGATCATTAAATCGAATCCCCCACTTACCTCCTTTTCCACAAAAAGGACAGACTTCATCTTTGTTTTGTAACCAACCTGCAGATCCAAATGGAATCAATCCTAACTCTTGAACTAACTCCTCTCTATCAACTCTAAACATAATCAGATTTTTTTCGCTTTTGTCAATTTTTTCTCTTTTTCAGGCTTTTCATTTTTTCGCGTTTTTGTAGGTAAACCATTGAATAGTTGATTGGTTCTTACTCTATCATAAAAACGCCCATGATCATAATCCGTTGCGATAGGAATCACTTCTTGAGACTCTTTGAAGTCGCGAACCTTGTCATTGTAAATACGCATTGTATCAGTCTTCTTTTCTTCCATTGTCATATTACCTGTGAAAACATAAGAAAACGGCTTTACAAGCGTTTTATCACCCTCTGTATAACTTCTATCGATCACTCTCTCGGAATTATCCCAAACCTCAATAGGAACATCACTTGCCTGAGTTGTTGTAAATCCAACCATTTTAAATTCAACACAAATATTTTTAAATAACTGAGCGCATGTCTGTAATTTATCTTTTTTGAATTTAGGATTGTTATCTATAATCTTATTTAAACCTGTAGAAACAAGATCTAAAGAATCGAGAATTAAAACTTTTGGATAAAATCCGTTTGCTTTATGATAATCAAGAACAAGATTTCTTATATCTACCATAGTAGCTTCACCAAACTTTTCAAATCCATAAACATCAATGTCTTGTCCATACTCCTTCATCGTTTGATATGCTCTTAATACAGCCTCCTGATCTTCAGGTTCTAGATATCCTCGCCTAATATCGTTATACTTTTGTCCTGTCCAATATTGATCGTACTTATCAAGACATGCCTGGACACCTCCTTCTAACTGGATATGTAAAACAGGATGTCCATCTAATGCAGCACTCATTCCGTGATGTCTTAATACGGTGGACTTTCCGATACCGGACCTCATTATCCACAATACAGTATCTTCTACTGCAGCACCACCATAGGATATCTCATCAAGTCTATCTACGCCAAACGTAACTTTTTCAGGCGTCTTACTAGTCTCAATTTCACTCCTCTTTCTCTGCATTCGTAAATCGAATCCCTTAAATACCTTTTGAAAAGTTCCTGCATCTTGTCTTAATGAAATTTGCAATATTCGCTGACTTTCAGAAGCATTTGTCTGAATTGCTTCTTCTTTTTTTCCGTCTTCATACAAATCGTGAACTTTTTTGCTCAACAATTGGAATTCTACATCCTTGATATAAGATTCTAACTGATCAATTATTAATTCGCGATCTACTTTGTTAGCATTTTTAACTTCTTCAATCGCTTCTTGTACAAAATCATTATCAACGTACTTTTGAGAGACTGTTCCCAAAGATGGAACAATCTCTTTGTTTGTAAAAATCTCAATCGCTTCTTTTAAAAGAAATTTATATCCAGGCCATTCTTTAGGTATCAATTGATACGTTAAATTACAGACAGCTATTCTCGTCAGATATGGATCTAAATAAATTAACTTAAATAGCTCTGCCATAAAATTGGCACTTAGTTTATTCGCCATACTATACTAAATTTATCTCAACTTTTACTTCCTTTTCGTCTTCACGCAAACTATTGATACAAATAAATGAGGACATGCAAATATCGTCGTGTCCCGAACCAGCTTCCAATTTGCCGTTATCACTTTTAAAAGTGATAGATGAAAATTCTCCGAACATCACATTAACTGCATCTCTCGTCTCACCAACTGCATAAGGACATTTTAATTGTCCTCTCTCAAACATTGCAGAAAGACTTGGTAAACCTGTATAAAGATCCTTCTTATTTCCTTCTGTTGTAGTAAAAGGCTCTATGTTTTTCAATCCTCTTTCTTTAGCTAAACCTGAAAGTATGGACTGAAAACCATTCGATTCACATACTATCTTATTCGGTCTAAATAAACGATCTAGTTGAACAATTTTATCTACTTGTTCATTATGAGACATACCTCTTTGTCTATAATAATAAAGTAGATAATAGTTCTTCATCGAATCGATACCCCAAATTGTATAAACTGTATAGTCTGCGCCAATATTACCTGAAACAGCAAAATCGACTCCTATATGCACACGAGTTAATTTGATAGGGAAATCATCAATTGATGTTGCAAATCGAATTTGCTCCATTCCTATTGTAGATCTCATAAGATACTCGTAAGGAAATATTGTTGACGAATCGCTAATAGGAACTACAAGATATTCTCGATTAAATACAATTGTCCCCAACTCTTCTTTCTTTTGAAGAATTTGATCAAAAGTATATCTATCAGGAGCAAGTGGACGACCGTCAGGAAAAATTACAGGATATTCAAAACAATAAAATCGCTTATCAGTTTTCAATACCTGATATAATTCATTGGGCGAAGAAGAGTAAGGAGTTCCACATACAAGAAAATAACCGTAAGGTTCTACGATAGGTTCTATAGTACCTTTGATTAATTCTTTGATCTTCTCTCTCTGCTCATCTGAATATAACGAAGATTCGTCAGGCATGTCGTCACATACACAAGCTCCAACGTGAAGACCGCGAATAAAACCATCTTTACCTCGAACATGAAGTATTGAACCTGTTTCTGTCGTGATTCCTGTTTCACCGATACTTGCCTTACCATTTGGATTAAGTTTTTCTTTTATAAGATCATTTGTCTCAATCTCTTCTCTTACTTTAGCAATCTGCACTTTCGCTAGAGTCATTGTAGATGTGATATAACAAGTCTCTTTTCGATTTTGATTATCGATTGTATTAGGTATCCATAAAGTCGGTCTACAATAACTCCATAATCTCCATAATACGAATGCATAAGAGAAGGTATAACTCTTACCTGAACCTCGACCACAAAGATAACAACTCCATGGAAACAACTGAATTAAATTCCCCCACTCAATATTTCTCCATCCCATTCTAAAACTAGGAAGCATAGAGACAATGAAATAATTAAGCGATTGAATTTTTAATGTTGTATCCATAGAGGCCTTAACATTCTCTATATAATCAAGACTTTCAGAATCAAGTGTTCGTCCAAGATAAAGAGCTCTTTCGGATTGACAAAGCATCTCCTGTAACATTCGATCAACATCATTAGAATATCCTTCTAATAATTGATTTAAAGCTCTACCAGGTAGATCTTCAATTATTTTATCGACAATATCACATAAATATCCAACTTGATTAGCTGATAATAAATCCTTTCCATCAAGTGACGTCATTGCAATTCAAATGTATTTCTAAAACGTATTTTCTTCTTATTCGACAATTGTGTCTGACCTTCTCCTCTCAATTTCTTTATATAAGAAATTAAAAGCAAAGCATTGGCATCGACATCATTTTGAGCGCGGTGAGCTTCAACAAGATCAACTCCAGCTAATTGACAACACGTCCCTAATTTAAAATCTATTTGCTCTAATGCACTTAAATGAGCTAATTGCATTGTATCTAACCAAAATCGAACATAATTATTTATATCGTCATTCATATAAATGAAAAAGTTCTCTAAAAACGGTTTATCGAAAGCAACAAAATTATGTCCAGCTATTGTACATAACTGACGAGGATTTTTATACTTACTAAACCAAGACTTCAGAGTTTTATAAATTTCTTTCAAAGGAACTGAATTAGCCTCTTGCATCTCTTTTGTTATACCATGAACTGCAGTAGCTTCTTCAGAGTAACCTATTAAATCTTCTTTGTAATTATAAGGTAAAATTGCACTATATCTGTCAATAATTTCCAATTTTTCCAAATCAATACAAGACATAGCCCACTCTACAGCAGGTACATCAAAAAAAGCTCTTTGTTTGCTATTAGGTAAACCTCCTGTTTCCCAGTCTGCAACAATAATATATTTGGCTGATGTTTTCATTTTTCTAATCTTTATAAACCTGATTATTTTCGTTCGCAAGTACGTTATACATTCGTATTGTACAATGCTTTTTAGGAATCAAAACTATCTCGTTTCCACCAAGATATTCAGGTAAATGTCCTCTTGTTATATAGGCCTGAATATCATTTCTATTAAATTCTTTACCATTGTCTTTTTTAAAATTCTCATTCATCCAATGCAACAATCCTTGTGCATTAACCTCTCTTAATAAATACTTTTCTCCCATATCAATTTCTAGCTATTAATAATCTTTCAAAATCAACATCTCTTTGTTCTTCGTCTTCGTAAATGATATACAAATTTTTAATAGGATTATCTTTAAACGAAGCTGTTTCATCTTCTAATTTATTGATAATTATAACAGGCTCTCCCTTTTTATTATACTCTTTCGATTGAGATATAATAAAACCTTTTAATAAACTAAAATCGTTACCAAAGACAAAATTACGCTTTTTTATATTACCAGCAAAATTTATCCAATTATCAGCTTCCTCATAAAGTTTCATTTCATTTTCCTTATCAGGAAGTGTTTCGTAATTTTGCAATCTTGCTGCAAATCTCTTTAAACCTGCACTTTCAAATACTTTGATGCATAGATCAATTATCTTTCTATCTTGATTCATCTCGTTCTTTTTCTAAAAGTTTAAAAATCAATTCTTCAGGAATTTGCTTTATAAGTTTCGATCTATCACCAAAATCATAAATATAGTGACAATTTTGACAAGCCAAAACAATATTTTCAGAATCACATCTTAATGTAGGATGTGCTCCTCTTGAAAGAATGTGACTAAAAAATATAGGTTTGGGATTATTTCCCAATCTTTTACCACAATGAAAACAAATATGTTTTCTAGTTCTCCATATTTCATCGAAAACCACTTGAAGTTCGTTATTTTCTTTTTCAAGAGTATTCTTATTCAAAGAACTTTTCTTTCTATCGTCATCGCATTTTTTACAAAGCCATTTATTCCTGTTAAAAATCTTGTGTTCCGTTTTACAACAAACACACGGTCTCACTTCTTCTTTAATTCGCTTTATATACATTAAAAATTTTGATATAATTCAAGATTATTGAAAACATAACACTCTTTATCTCTTATTTGCGGATACATGTAGGATGGGATTTCTGCTATTTTACGGGCATTTCCCCAATATGATATCTGGTCTTTTACATCAAATAGAAGTTGCGGAGTATCATAAAACAGGTTCAGTTCCCCTTCCTTTTTAACATCTTCATCCCATTTACCTTCGTCACGGGCGATATATAATTTAAAATTGTTCATAATGATTATTCACTCCTTTAATCTTTTAATTAGTGCATCAGCGCAATTAACCGCATATTTAGCGAGTGCATCAGAATTACCCCCACAGTCATCTGCTACAACAGCCTTAATAATATCTTTCGCTAATTCATACCTACGTTGTTCCCAATCAATTACTAAATTCCCAACATTCAAAAAATCAAGTTCGCATTCTCTGTAAACCATGTTATCACATACATATAAATAATTATTGTTATGTTGAGAGTTGATGTTTAATTGGGGAGTTACATCTACCAAAACTCCTGTTGATTTTACTCTTGCTTTCATTGTTTAATCATTTATTTTAACAAACGTTTAGTAATAGTACCGAATGAATGATACCGATGCCAAACTATATTTCCACGCTGAATTTCAGTAAGCCAATCACAAGCCTTAAAAACTTGTCCTACATTGTATAGGAATGGTCTTTTTTGAATTTTTCTTTTTATTCTTGCTTTCATTGTTCCTTCTTTGTTTTAAAGTGTTCAATCAGTTCGTTTACGGTGGCCTTGTGAATGGTATCCGTATTGACATCAATATGATAGTAGACCCAATAGGTAGAGAACTTGGTTTTAGGACACAGAATCCACTTATCCCCATCGGTAAACCATTGGTACTTGTCTGTATCATCCCTTAATGCAGCGATAGCCAGGAAAAGTTCCTCGTTCGTTCCGCAATCAATTCTTCCTTTCTTGGTGATAGTATATACATAATATACCACTCCATATAAATTACCATAAGACGTTATGATAGCTTTCCCTTCTTCAATACTTTTATGACTTCCCTTGCCGTCATAATTATGTGCATCTAAGGTTGTATTACCAAAATTAAGTATTTCATATCCCAATTCTTCCAGCCCTCTCCGAAGTTCCTGTGTGTTTTTGCGTATAAAGCAAGGTGTTGTAAATCCCATAATTATTCCTCCTTAATTATTCGCTCATTTATAATAAACTCTCCATGAATATCAATGGGAAGCATATTGGAAACACTCGCATGATAAGTCTTACCGTCCATTGCCTTACATAGTGGATGTATTTCTTTAGGCATAGGGGCAGGACATTTTTACAATGTCTTATCATTTCAAAATGTCTGTTTTCCTTATTGCCACAACATTCACAATGAATTGGATAGTAAAAATAAGTACGTTCCAACTGGGTTTCTTTTCCACATATTTCGCATCTGCCCCATTCTATTGAATTACACATAATTTATTCCTCCTTTTCTGTTTTAATATCTGTTACTTTACCACGATTGACAAAGCACTGGTCCATGTTTGGGTTTTCATAAGCTATATCGCAAATGATTTCTGAACTATCATCACACTCATTTTGTAATGAGCACTCATCACATATTCCAATGCACAATTCATGCAACACCCCGTCTATTATTATTCCGTTCTTTATTTCCATAATCAAATACAATTTCTCATATATGTTTTCCTATCAATCATACCGTTTTCTGATTCTTCTACCAAGCCAAAGAATGTATTAGCATAACAAACATGCTCGTCTATCATTATACATATTCCATCAGACGGATAATATTCACATGAAACATTATCATCCCAATCTATATGTTTTTGTGCTTCTTTGGATATATCATCACAAGCAATCATATACTCTATGTATTTATTAGATGCTTTTCTTATTTTATCAAATATATTTCCTTTCATGGCTTTTCAATTACTCAATATATAAAACAGTCCCTCTATGTATCATATCTTCCAATTCTCTTTCCGAAAACTCATCGAATGTATGTTTATCCATAGTGCAAAAATGATACCTTACAGATTGCTTTTCATAATTGATGTTTTTATGATAATCAATCATTACATCACTTATAACCGCCTCAACAATCTTACCGTTTACAACAAAAGAAAAACGTGTTCCGACATCATAACACACCTTCTTAAACAAAAGAACTTTACTTTCATTCATTTTCAATCTCCTTTCCCATAAACATTTACAAACTCGCTGACATCCATATAGTCTATACCGAAATTCTCGGCTGTTTTCTTGTCACTGTCCGAAAACTGCCCTTCAAGACCGCTTGCATCACCAATCATTAGACAATCTTCTACCTCCAAACTGCAATCTTTCCATGTCTTGTAATTATCAAAAAGTTCTTCAAGCATTCCGGTATTCGGCTTTCTCATAGGGTTGCTTCTGTCATTGCTTCCGCAATACTTAAAACGCGTATCAATGTTGCAATAATCCATTATACTGTAATTCACATACTCACATTTTACATAAATGAATGATTCCGGAAACAGACCCTTTTCTATCCCTCCTTGATTTGTCACAATAAAGATTTCTTTGGGATTCAAATTCTTTATTGCATCTAGAACATCAAACTTAAATTTCATGTCCCATATACCCTTCGGGAACGTCTCACCGCTTGCAGTTTCTATTAACGTCCCGTCCATATCACAAAACAAAACTTTATACTTTTTCATTTTTCTATGTGTTTACTGTTCTTATTCCTTTTTCTGCGTTTCGCAATCTGCTTGTCTATACACCCATCATCTTTTATCCATTAATTGCTTCATTTAACTTTTCCTCAAACTCCGCAATGATACAATCTGCATCACCGCCATGTACCCAATTGTCCAATACAGACGAAAGAACTTCAACTGCCTTTCTAGATGTTTCGTCAACTGCCATATTGATCGCTTGATTCACTTCCTCTAACGTAAACATACTCATAATTATTCCTCCTTCTTTTTAAGGCTTATATCAATTGACAACCTATCGACAATTTCCTCCTTAATTATCTCCCTACACAAATTTCTTATCATTAAGAAATCACCGTTTTTCTTTATCTCGTCAGAAACCATACAACGAATCCACCTCTCTATATCAACATCGTTCCCATAGGTGTTATGGAAGATACGTTTAACTTCCTCTTTCACAATTGGAACCATTATATCCTTTATATCCTCTTTAGTCAACTTTAATTCGTTATGGATATAGTTCTTTACTTCTCTGTATCTATATTTGCTCATATTTTATACTTTTTATAGTGTTTACAATATTTAGGCGTTTTCCTAGCCGTTATTCTCTTCTGTAAAGCCATGCAATACATAAACGGACGAATACCTTGATAGTGTATACACTCACTACAATGCACTCCTAAATTCATTACCTTTGCCATAACAATTACTCCTTTACTAGTTCTATTGTAACGTTCATAAGACCAACATATAAGTTCACATTCGACATGGTTCCATCTTTCTTCACCTTGCCAAACAATGGCTCAATGTCATCAAGAAAATTAATTTTATAATCCCTGATATAGGCGTATTGTTTTCTTTCAGGGACAGTAACACTTTCTAAGCTATCTAATTTTGTATATGTAGATGCAGGAGTGGTAATACACACCTTGCTTCCGATAGGATGCTTCACATTGGATTCAATGTATTCTTTTTCTAATTTTATCATTTCGTTTTTCAATTCATTCATCTTTGAATTGATAATTTCTCTCTTTGCTTTAAATTCTTCTTTATTCATATCTACATGCTTTATTGTATTTACATTCTTTACATTTAATTTCGTTATAAAGAGCTCCTTCGTATTCGTCGTTACATAAAATGTATCCTCTAGGAGTATTCCAAAATTTATGTCTCAGAAAATCTAAGTATTCTTCTGAAAATCTACTTTGACTTTCTAACGGATTTCGAAGACCTCTTTGTCTAAGAATTCGAGAAACCATAAACATCTTCTCTGACGTTCTCTCGTTCCATTGTTTTATTGAGTTTAAACACAAACATTTTGCTAAAGTGATGTAGAATATTCCTGAATTCTTTCTATCAGATAAAACAATCTGAAACGACAGATATTTCCATATCTCATCAGTTGTATTGATCTTAGAATTTATCATAAACTTGTTTATTAAGTTTATATTCTTCTGAGATCGTTTCAATTCGTAACCTGGACTATTATTCAGTCTAGCTATCAAATATTCGTATATATCACAAAACTCATCTATCATAACAAAATAGTATCTCTTACTCTTAAAGAAAAGGACGTTTTGAATTCGTCCTTTTCAATGCCTAAAGATACAAAAATATTATCTATCTACAACGAATCCTCCCAAATAATTTGTAATTTTAGTGTCTCTTCTTGATTATGCACAATAGGTTTATATCTTGATCCTGAAAATGTAGCTAAGGGATCTATTTCAGCAACCTTATTATAATCTATCGTAGCTTTCTCTTTATTAATACTTCTTGAAATCCATAATCCGATCATTTGACCAGGTTCAATATCGCCGATAGTAACTCTAGAATCTTCCGTAGCATCATAAAGCTGAGTATTAAACGGTTTGCTATATATAGAAGGTATTAATTCCATATATTGTTCATCGTTTGTACTCTGAGTAAGAACTGTTGCTCCTATTTGAAAATTACAATAAGCATCTTCAGGAACTTCAAACCACATTTGAACATTTGATGCGACTTTATCACTATCATTTTGCAAAACAATAGCTCGATATTCTGTTTTTGCGTTCTTAATTGTCAACAAACTTAATTCATCGAATAAATTCGAAAAAACATCGTTAGGAACTTGCGTTGATGAAGGAAATCCTCCTATCGAATAAATAGATTTTGTTTGAGCTGCCATATATGCTGAGCTCACTGTATATAATAGTTTCATTAGCTTTTTGATTTTGCAAAATTAGACAATGACCAATATTCACTCTTTTTTGTATTATCTACAGAAATAACTCCTCCATTATTTCTTACACGAGCTAGATAAAACTCGTTGTTTGATTTTGTAGGAGGTTGATCAAGTGTTGTTTCTTGTACAAGGCTAAATGTGTAATAATCGTAAGTATACAATCCTTCCAACTGAGCATCTGTAAATACCTTGCCCAAAGGTATCGTTCCCAAGATTATTACTTGTAAATTTGTTTCAGCAACAAAGTCAGATTCTGACGTTAAAATCAAGTTCTGATTATCCACAACATTAACGATTTGATAAATCCCATTATTTAACGGTTGCGATCCATCGTCTTTAGCAAAACGGATTGCAACAGGAGTTTTACCTGACTGTCCTCTTACTTTACCACTAAAATTCACAGTTCCAGTAACAGCTCCTTTTTGGTTGATACTAACTAAACCGTCTTCATAATTTTTAGTCGAATAACTAACTTTCAACCAATAATAAACGCTATCTGAAGGCACTGCAAAATTGTCATGAATATTTTTGAGATTAATAACTTGTCCAAGTGAGTTGACGGCCATACCTGGAAGTATTTTTATAGTACCTCCTTGTGTTCCTTGCTCAACTTCAAATGCTTTATTGTCTTCAAAAGTATCATTTGTAACAAAATCAGCATCAAACTTTTTAGGATTGTTTGTTATAATTCCAAAAGTATAACTTGCACCTATCAAAATTTTACCAAGCAAGGATTCTTGTAAAAATCCTTGCAAATTCATCAACTCCTCTTTTTCTAGAAAAGTATTTCTATGTACATTTAATTGTGACATATATTATATTTTTTAATTAAAACCAATTAGGAAATTGTTGTTTAAATAAATCGTAATAAGCAGCTCCTGTACAACCACTAAAACAAGCTGTACTATCTTTAACTTGATCTATTTTAATAATATTTTTAAATATCGAAGCAGATAATGTAGATATACACAATGGCATTGATAGAGCAATCCGTGTATTGCCTATACCGCTATCAGAAATCCCTGGATAATAGATTATTTTAGAACAGCCTTCAAAAGCACGATCCCAATACAAACAAGTTGTATAAAGACCACTTGTAACTGTCACTTTATCACTTCCTATAGTATATCCAAATAAATCATTAATATTTCCTTCGAGATTTGTACAATTATAAAACATTTGTGAAATACGTATAATTTTATTCGCATTGTTAGGTGTAACAGATATTCCAACACTTCTTAAATTTTTACAAAGAGCAAAGCATCTTGTATAGTCAGAACAATCTCTACTAGTAAAGAAATTTGAAGGAATTTGTGTTACACCGCTATTCATAAACGTTTCGACACAAACATCGGCATTAACTAGATTAATTGTTGATATATTCAACAAATTTGTTGTACCTAAAAATGTTCTAGTGTAATTATTTAATTCAGTAGACGTGATAGAAAATAAATTAGAACCTACACTTGATAACCTACTACAATTAGCAAAAGCTAATTCGAAAGTTGCATTTCGAACAGATCCTGAAAATACACTCGAAGGTATTGATGTAATTCCTGATAACTCAGCAAATTTTTTTGCTATAAAAGATCCACCTGAATAAGCTGAAATCGTACAAGGCGAAGATAAATTACCGCAACCGCTAAACATATCCTCACAACTCGTAATGTTAACAGCATTGATGTTTGCCTGAATGTTTGATAAATTACTGAGATTAAACATATTAGACACATCGCAACCTCTAGATGAAGGAGATATTGTTCCGGTAACCGAATTTAAATTCTTAGTATTTTGAAAACAATACGTATAACTCTCGATATTTGATCCACCTAATACGTCATTCAAATTAATAGATCCTGACAAGCCTGAAGATGCATAAGTATATTTATAATTTGTTCCAAAAGAAAGACATCCCTTTGGAACACTTCTCAAAGAAGAACATCCAAAGAAAAAACGTTCAGTTGAACCTGACATCAAACTAGTAGTCCAACCCGGTATTGATGTTAAATTTCTACATCCATCAAATGCTGATTGAGACCAAGATGTATTCACTTTCGAAGTAAACCATTTCAAAACTCTAATTAAACTTGTTTTAAAATTCGAACTTAAATCTCCCCATTGTAACGTAGCATTCATTCCGTTAAAATCAAATAAGATTCTGTAAGTTCCTTGTTTGCTGTACGTATGACTTTTCTCACCTAAAGTTTGACTTCCATCACCCCAACTTACTCTTAGATTATTTATTCCTGTTGATCCTGTATTTTTAATAGGTAGTACAACGCTACTTGTTAAGACTTCGAGTAATGCACTATCACCTTCCATAGTAATGAAAATTGTTTTTGTTGTCTCATTAGCACCTACCGAATAACTTCCTCTTTCTGAAAAATAATCAGGCGAGGTGGCTGTCCAAGAATAAGATGCTGCACAAGGAACGTACCAAGATACTTGTCCATTACTTCCTGTTACACCTGAACTCACATTGTCTTCAACTGTTACACCTGAAATAGGCATATTATTGGTATCGACAACTCTATATGTAACCTGACAAACATTTCTTTTCAATGTCAAATTAATATAAACATCGTCATTACTTATAGAACCCGATCCATTTTGACTTTGATATCCTGGCTTAAACGCCTGCCAATTAAATGAGAATCCTGACAAATAAGGACCAAAATTAGCCTTACCGTCTCTTGTCGTATACTTCGTTTGACTGTTTAATTGAATAGTTACATTATCGACAGGAGAACCTGAATCGTCTTTTACGGTAAAATAAACTCCGTAATAATCAGCACCTAAACCAATTTCAAAACTAGGATTCTCTGTATTGACAACAAATGATTCTGATCTAGCTCGATAAGTAGGTTCTTTACTTGCTGTACAAACTAAAGAACTACTTGACAACGGCACATTATAAAATGTCGCATTACCACCTCCATCTGTTACACTAGATGAATTGTTAAAAGATACAGATGCGCCTGAAATTGGTAATTTATTATTTAAATTATATACATTAATTGTAACTGTAGTCGTTTTTCTGACAAAATTCAAAGGTATATTCATTTTGCCATATACTGAAAAACTTTCTGCTAAATCATAATAATATGCTCCGTATGTAGCTCGATAATTGTAATTACCTTGTTTTAAAGTCACTTTAGCTTCACCGTCAATATTTGTTGTCAATATTTGACCTGTATCTAAAGTAATTGTCGCTCCTGAAAGAAAATCGAATCCTTCTTTTGCTACAAATGTAACTTCAAATTCGGGCTCAGGTTGTCGAGAGATATAAATAGTATATCTATTATCATCTCTCTCTTCTATATTAACGTTACCTGAAGTTGAGTAATAATCTTGTTTAGAACAAGTCCATTGCCATATACCAACAACCAAATCCCACGTTTCCGCTACACCATTAATGTTGGTGTATTTTGTTTGGCCATTAATCGTTACCGCAGCATTTTCTAGAAGAGCTTGACTTTCTTTATCTTTTACAGTTACAGCAAGTTTTCCTCTAGCTTTTTGTAGATCAACTACAATTGCAATAGATTGATTTGTTACAACTGCAGTTCCTGTTTGGATTTGATAATCCTTTCTACTTATAGTCCAAGGATAATTACCAGGCACTTTATTAAAAGTAGCGTTACCTTTACCATCAGTCGTTAGCGTTTCTTCATCCTCTCCTATCCCTAAAACAATAGGTTGATTTGCTACAGGTTGATTATCAATTCTAACAGTAAATACGATATTATAGGTTATCAATTTCATCGTCACCTTAACAGTCTGATTTGCTCCGTTCACAATAACGACTCCTTGTTGAATGTAATATCCTTCTTTGTTTACGGTCCAATTATATGAACCTGAAATCCTTACAAATTGAGCAGTCCCTTCTGCTTGAGTAGTGATTATTTCTGTTCCGATTACAACTTGTGCACCATCAAGAGGTTGATCGTCCTGATCAACAACAGTAAAGTCAATCGTATATCCTATTTGAACAAGATTGATTTCTTTAACGACATCTTGATCGACGACCTCTATAGAACCTTCTTGTGCATAAAACTCAGTCTTAGAAACTTTCCAATTATATGTTCCTGCAATCTCAACAAAATTTGCACGACCATTATTGTCTGTCTGAATAGTAGCTCCATTAAACGTTACATTACACTTAGATACAGGTAACGAATTATTCTTAACCAGGAACGTTACATTGTACTTAGGAATTGGTTTAAACTGAACATCGATAACTGCATTGCCATATATCTCAAAATCACTCTCAACTGTAATATAACCAGGTTTAACTACCTTATAATGATATGTTCCTGCAGCTAGTACAAATCCTGTTGCTAATCCTTGCGCGTTTGACGATCCTGTTTGATCGTTTATACTCTCTCCTGTTACTAATACAGATGCACCTGAAACTGAATCAACACCATCTCTAATTCTAAACGTTACATTATAATAAGGTATAGCTTCCATTTCTACGATTATGTTTGTACTGTCAACAATTTCGACAGTTCTTCTAATCGTATAATAATCTTCTAATTCAGCTACATATTGATAAATACCTGGAAATACATCAAACGTCAATATTCCACTTGATTGAGTATATTTTGTTTTCCCTGCAAAAATCAATTTAACATTTGATAAAGGTTCTTTCGTAATTTTATCTCTTACATTAAACGTAACAACCCTTTCGTAGGCAGCACCTTGTAATTGAATATATTCTACAGCATCTTCTGTTACTAATAGAGAGTTTTGTACTTCTTCAAAATTTTCAGCTTCAACTTTATACAAATATTGCCCTCTAGGGAGAATAATTGTTGCTTCGCCATTTACATCTGTTTTCAAAGATTGTCCAAATACCGTTATAGTTGCATTTGGAATATATTTATTTCTATTTGAAAACACTTTAAATAAAATTCGATAAGACTCTTCTCCCACATACGGACGAATTAATTCGCTGCCAAAAATATTTTTATATCCTATCAAATACTTTTTCAAGTAATTTTCAAGAGTTTGTTTTCCTTGATATGAATTGTTCTTATAATATGCTGCAATGATATCTCTTTCTCCTAAATAACCTTGAGAAAACGGTAGATATAACGGTTTTACTTTAAAATCATAAACATATACATAAGGAGTATTTCCACTCGATCTATCTTGGATAAAAATAGGTGCTATATATTTCATAGTAGGCATTAATGATAACGCTCTACCTGAAGGAAAATTCAAATTTGGTACATCAACGAATTTTTCGTTATTTGATAAAATAAGTCCTCGTATATTATAATAAATACCTTCGTTTAATAGATTTAAAAATTCTGTCGTGTGAAACCATATAGAACTTCCTGTAATTTGTCCATTTTCGATAACTCCCATTTCCATAGGATCTCCATCCGTAGTTTCATAACCTGCTACACCAAACTTGAGATTCTGAGTGTCCGTAGCTGCAGATATCTTAACTTGCAAACTAATTTCGTAACTCATATTAGGATCAACGATAATCAATTTATCACGATCAACTCGTCCGTCAATACCAACAACTTGATTACCAAAGAAAATCATCGCATTAAAGATTTCATCACCTTCATTTTCATCTTGTGTTATATTGACACTTTCTGAAACTAGTAGTGGATAATTACTAAGACTCTCTACTCCTAAAGTATACTCAAATCCTTTCGTTATATTCATTACTGTATCAGTTCGATCCCATGTAGGTGAGCTATATCCCATTGACCAACCTGTACTTTCAGGTCTTAATAAAGCAAAGATAAATTCATCTACTGAATTATATCTTATAAGTCTCAGCAATTCTCCTAGAATCTCACCTTCTGTGTTTATAATATCTAATCTTCCTCTTTTGGAATACTCTTCGAGATAATTATAGAACAAATACTCCATTTGTTCTTGACTATCAACTAAAGCTGTCACAAGACCTCTATCCTGAATAAACAGTTCAAACAAAATTCTATTAGAATCGATTTCTTTATATTTTCGCGCATACAAAACTACGAGTGCGAACATATGTGTTACCGTACCCCAAAATGCCTTAAAATCAGGATTATCTTTTTTATTGATAAAAGTCGGAAGGATACCATTTCCTTCCAATTTTGCCAATACATTTTCAGCCCAACCCATTACAGCTTTATCGTTGACTTCAAAAAATCTGCTGAATATGGTATTGTTATATACAGGAAACTTTGTCGGTTTAAATAAGTCTCCACAAGGATGTTGTTCTTTCGGATCAAGCGCTTTTTCCATTTTACATTCTTTTAATGCATAAAAATACCAAACAATTTTATATCTACAAACAAATTGCTTATTAATTCACAATCAATCACGCTCTATGCCCTCTACGTAAGCTCATCAGGGTGGTTTGCTCCTGTGACGAGTAAGTCGATAGATGTAGAAAATATAAATAAATATTATGCAGGTTTGGAAGTTCCTGAAGAAGGTTCTTCTTCATTTGGATATTATTTTGATAATTATGTTAATTATAACAAAGAATCGACTCCATTATTTAGTACAGCAAGACGTAATATATCAGCAATAGATCTTATGTTTTGGCGTATTACTGATAATGGAATTGTTGTAGATCGAGGTCAATATGTTTCGATCGGTGCTAGTAAGAGTGTTTCAAGAGGAAGAATGTTGGCAGTTTCCAATCAAATAAATAGTATGGTTGGTGTTATAGGTTTAACTGCTGCTGATGGTGTTGATGCGTTTAAATACGTTTGGATGATTTACGATGGTGGTGGTTATAATTATGTCGCTAGATCCTCTATAGCAAAAGCGTTTAATAGTTATACTTTACAAAATGCAATATATTGGGGATTATGGAGAGATGGTGTCGATAATGTGGGAATGTATTCAGCTATTGTTGCAGAAAATCAGATACAAGTAGGATACATATTAAAAACGTTTAATAGTTATGCAAATACTAATACGACTACAATTTCATTAACCGGAAACATGAATCTCATAAAAGCAATATTAATAGAAACTGAGACGATAACAGGAAGTGGTGGTGATCGAGGAATGTATGCTAAAATTGTTCTTTTGAGTGTTTTGTCTAGTTATGAGGTAACGCTATATTATGTAAAAATACGGTGTTATAATTCAGGTAGTACACCATATATTGTTAGAGTAGGAGATGTATATTCTTATAAATCAGTTAATCGTCCAATGGGAGCTAATGTATGGATTACAACTGATAGAAAATGGATGTTTTTCCCACCGTATTCAGGTAATAGTTTCTATCCTAAAGGATTGAATTCATATTATGCTAACGGTCAACAATTGATAGTAGACAATTCACCTTCTATGCCTGATAATGTTAGTTATTTGAATTCGTCTCACACATCTTCAATGAGATCTGCTTTGCAAAATGTATACGTATTAGAGATTTTGTTTAATAAGACTCAAACTAAAATGATTGTGTTGACAAATACAACTGGAGCTGCATTTGAAATTGGAAATTTTGAAGGTAATTATAATCCTGATGCTATGTATTGTTTTCAATTGGTAAATAATTCTTGGGTACAAATTTCAACTCAAGTTATAGATAGACAAAATGTTTTTACCTCGTATAATTCAACTGGAAATCAAGGTATCAAGTATAAATCAAGTCTTTCTCTTTGTGATAAATCAAATGATCTCAATTCATTAGCTATGTTTGGTAGTCAATATAGTTTTAATTGGGCATTTCCTGCAGGTAGTAAACCGATTGTATTTTATACATCAAAAATAACGTGGGGTGAATGATTCACCCCACTTCTTTTACCATATTGTGTTGGTATAATATACAGTTAGAATAGACTCGTAAGCAGGTTTACCAAAACTAAAAAGATATTGACCTTCATTGTCAGCAAGAGGATATGCATACATAGTAGGTCTTTTTAAGGAATCACTTTCATTATAAGAACTCATTAAATTAACCTTATCAACCATTGAAGAAACGTTTATCCATGACGCTGTATTTATTTGATAAATAAATGCAAACATTCTATTAGGATTATGAGAATCTCCGTCAAAATTATCTGAACCGTCAGCAGGACCGAAACATCCTGATATACTACTTGCTAAAACAATTATTTTATCAGACGTCTTATTGAAAATAATTTCTTGTACATAAACATTTGACAATGCACTTCTAATTACAGATGTATGAGATGTATTGAGATAATTATTGTTATTAGGTATTATAGAAGTTGATCCTTTTGCGTTTATAAAAGGATTTCCTGAGTAATACGAGTTTAACCCCTTAGGATATGTTATAACCGAAGTTGTCCATTTAGGTGGGAAGAATATCCATTTTCGATCAAAACTCATCCATAGATTAGGACCTGCATTTGAACACAAAACACTATCTCTTGAAGATACAAAGTAATCTATGTTAGAAAGTAATCCATTAGAACCTAATTCGTAATTACCTACAACTATTATTATAGAATAATTTGATCTATTTACTTGTAACAATAAATATCCTTGAACATCTTGAAATCCAAGTGTTTTTATATTCCATCCAAATGAAAAACTAGATCCTCCTACAGATGTCTGACCATTAATCATAGATCCTCTTCCTAGATTAATAGCGCAACTGATTAGAACATTGCCACTTTGACGATTAAAATACAAACATGTAATTGTACTAGAATAAACATCTTCACCTAAATTTTTATGGGCATATAAATGACTTGAAGAATAAGAATTATATATTTTTCCAAAACTTCTTGATTCTTCGCTACTCGTAAAAAAAATGGAATCTTGTTGAGAACTTAATTTATTATTAGGAGCAGTAGTCGTTTGAGATCTTACATTACAAGTCATGTGATCTCGACTCCACAGAATTTCGGACATTAATTGTACACAATTTTGTTTTAGAATGTATTGTCCGATTAAACGTGTTTTTGCTATTCTAGTTATCTTATTATCACCTGTAAGAGTAATGATGTGATAATAACCTCCGGATGCTACACTAACTTGTTGATTTTGTAATACTCTATGATTCATTCCTATACAAAGAATACTTTCTTCTTTATTATTGACATAATTTTCATAATAAGGACAATATAGAAGACTACTTGTGTTGGCGTTTATCATATCATTTAAATAAGTCGTTGTGTTAGGTTCACTGATGCTTATTCCGGTGTAAAATGCTTGTTGCATTGATATTTTCTTACTCGTCACAGGAGCAAACCACCCTGATGAGCTTACGTAGAGGGCATAGAGCGTGATTGATTGATCGGAGATGAAAGAAACTGCCGACCCGCTTCGATTAGGAACGGGGAAATTATTCGTTCCAGTTCCTCCCCAAGCAGTCGATCCTCCTGCTTCAGTCCAATAATTACCCGGTCTGATTTTTAAAACCAATTGACCACTTGCGTTAGTTGTTCCACTATAATTTACTGCACTATTATTGTTTGACAGTTTTACAATACAACTTGCAGCAACTAATGATGTATTATCACTTCTCTTTACATTGATAGTTAAATTCATTTCAGAAGGTACTAATTTCAATGTAAAATTGGTTGTATTCGCATTAGTTGTGTTCAGTGTATCGTATCTTGATGCACTAATAACATATCTATTAGTTAATCCTGAAACATATACAGTTACTTGTCCGTTTGAATTTGTAGTTAAATTTTGTGATGTTGTTGATGTAGCATTACTACCGTCTATACCATATACATTAACAGTTGCTCCGCTAACATTTGCATTTGTTAAACTATTTTGAACTGTTAGCGTCAAAGCCTTGATAGCTGTAAAATATTTCGTTCCCGTTACATTGCTAAAATTATATGTAGGAGTGACATTATACATCGTATGAGTTGTCGTTGTACCTGTTACGAAATAAGCATTCGAAGCTCCCATCGTTGTATTCAAACCAGCTATAAACGTATAATTTGCAATAACGTAATTTGAATTACGATCAATTCCTAATGTTATAGTGGTAGCTACACCTGCAGTTGTGTAAACCGGTTTAAATAAATTTACACCACCTGCCTTTAAATAACAATCTTTTGCTCCTTGAGTAGGTATTCTGAAATACCACAACAAAATAATATTCTTAGTCAATCGAACAGCGCTTTTTTGAATAGAAGCTGTCGGCATTGTGATATCTACAGATTGTGCTCCCCAATAAGAAGTTCCTCCACCCCAACTCAAAGTGTAAGTTCCTTGAATCATCGGACCAAACGAAACTTGACCGGAAGAGTTGGTGTTGCCACTAAATGTAATTGACGTCTTGTTTTTATTAGTGAATTTTACAGGACAACCATTTGCATTTCCCTTGTCTGCGCCTTGATAATTATCTTTAATTGTTATTGTAATCGAAGAAGAAGTTTCACTTAAAGTTATATTCCAAGGAGAAGCCTGAGTAGCTGGAATTGATCCTGATGCTGTATTATACAAACTCTTAGAAAAGCTATAACTATAATTAGGAGTTCGTCCTCCTCTATAAACCGTAGCATTACCACTACCATCTGTAGTTACAGTTTGTCCAAATAATGTTGCACTTACGCCACTTATATTCCATCCATAATTAGAACTCTTCACATTTGCAACGAATTGCGTATTAGATGTCATTGTCATTGTCCACGTCTCTCCCTCCTTTGTCCAAACATGAGTTTGTGTTCCATTGCTATAATATCCAGCATTAGCTTTTGGAGTGTAAGAATACGTTAATCCTGCATAAACAGTATTTGATTTTCTACCACTTTCATCTAAAGTCAATTCAGTTACAGCTCCTAATACAGTTCTATTTATAATTGAATTTAAAAATGCTCCTGTATAAGTTCCTAACTTTTCCATTACAGTTAGTGTTACTGTAACAGTTGTTCTCGTAAATGTTATATTATAAGGAGTAGATTGTCCGTGAGTTACAGTTCCGATGTAAGCATTAAAATAAGTTGCACTACCGTTAATAGGCTTGTCTAAACCACTTCGATAAAACACTGCATTACCGCTTCCATCCGTAGTCTTCGTTTGATTAAAATACGTCAATGAAGCTCCACTAATATTTGTATTAGCAGGTACGTTACTCTTAACGTTTACAGTTATTTGAGCAGAACATGCCAAAGACATATTAAACGTTTGATTGGCTGCTGTATAAGTATAACTTTGACTAGGATTACTATAATAATTTGAATGATCAACCACCGCAAAAGTTGTTGGAATACCAAGATACGTTGTTACTGTAGTTGCACCGTTTATATCTAATGTAATTTTAGAAGAACTTCTATTCTTCGTCATTGTTAATGATTTAGATGCATAAACATTTGTTCCAGCTATATTTGGAATGGTTTCTACAACCTTTATTGATACAGTCGCTTGATTTCGACTCATTACAATATTAAAAGGAGAAGTATTCGAAGGAGTAATCGTTCCACTATAATTTGCATGATATGTAACTGTCGAAGTTATCGATTTATCCAAACCACTTCGATAAAACACTACGTTCCCATCTGCACCCGTCGTTTTCGTCTGATTAAAATATGTAACAGATGCGTTAGATAAATTAGCTGAAGGAGCATTGCTCTTAACGTTTACAGTTATTTGAGCAGAACATGTAAGTGTCATATTCCAATTCTCATTAACTGTATTAAACGTGTGTACTTGAGTTGAATTATTATAAAAATTAGCATTATCTACAACAGTAAATGTCATTTCTGTCCCCAAATAACCGTTAAAAGTTGCGTTTCCTGAAGAGTCAAGAGTTAAAGTTCCCTCTGCACTACCTGCAGACCAATTTATTTTTTTAGAAGCGTAATTCCAGGTTCCTGTTACTCCTGGAATAGATTCTACAACATGAATTTTTACCGGATTGGCTGCACGAGTCAAAATTACCTTTATAGGAGAGATCTGATCACTTGTAATTAAACCTGAGTAAGATTCTAGAAAATCTGCTGATACAGATATGTTCCGATTCAATCCACTTCGATAAAATGTCGCATTACCATCTGTATTCGTTGTCTTAATTTGATTGAAGTATGTAACAGATGCGTTAGGTAAAGGTTCTCCGGCTGGAACATTAGCTTCTACATGAACAACTAAAGTTGTAGAACACGTTAAGATCATTGTCCACGATTCACCTATTGTAGCAAATGTATGACTTTGACTAGAATTACTGTAATAATTAGGATGGTCGATTACTGCAAAAGTTGTCGGAATCCCTAAATAACATTTAAATGATATTGCACCATCATCATTTAATGTTAATGTTCCATTCCCGGCTGCATTCGTATACGTGATCTGCTTGTTTGCGTAATTTAAATTACCTTCGACATCAGGAATCGCTTCTTTAACATTAATCGTTACTGACTGCAACTCTCTAAACAATTTGATTGCTATAGGAGATGAATTTGTTGCTTCGATATTTCCGGTAGTTGTTCTATAATCATCTTTTGTTACAGAATAATCTTTTGTTAAAGCTGATCGATAAAATACTGCATTACCACTACTATCTGTGGTTTTTGTTTGTAAATTATATTGTATATTTGCATCAGAGATATTAACGTTTGAATAAGTATCTTTAACATTTAGTGTAATCTGTGCAGTTACGTTCAAATTCATATTCCATACAAAACCATCTTCTGTCCATGTATATGACTGTGTAGGATTGGAATAAAAATTCGCATAATCATCGACTGTAAATGTATATTCTAATCCTTTGATCAATGTCATAACTGCAGTACCATTTTCATCAAGATTTATGGTAATTTCACCTGCCTTTGAATTCATTGTCAAAGTTTTGTTTGATAATGCGGCAAATACTGAACTTGATCCGTATAACTCTCGAACTTCGATCTGAGCATTAATTAACTCATATTGAACCTCTACTTCAAGTTCTGTTCCTACTTCTGTTTGCGGATGATCAAAAACTCCTGTCGTAACTTCACCAGCTAATACAGAATATTGATATGTACCCGTCAAAACATTCGGAATATTAGCTACACCATCGATATCTGTCGTTCCTTCGTAAACTAAAGATTCGTCTTTAGTATTCGTAATTCGTACTATTATATTTTCAGGAGGTAAAATTCCACCAGTAGAAACTGTAAATTTTACCGGATAGCTTTTTGCTTCTAAAGTAAATTCTAATTTCGTTTCTTGTCCTGTTGGCGTTAGCGATCCTGTAAGATCGTTGTAATATTGTTTTCGGATTGTATAATTCATCATTGACACAGGAGACAAATAAATATAAGCAATACCTGCATTATTCGTCTCTTGTATTTGATCAACTGACATTCCTGTAAACGTAACTTGCGCTCCTTCTAAATCTCCATATAAATCACTTGAAACGTGAACAGGAATTCGTTTAGAACATGTATAAGTTAGAGTTATGTTTTGAGTTGCTCCATTAGAATAATCTAAAGTAAACGGATCTCCTTCTCCTTCGTAAAAACCAACCGGTTGAATCGCAAATCGCTCAGGTAATCCAGCGTAAACCGTTTTTGTTACCTGTCCATTTGCATTTGTAGTTAGATTGCTTCCTGAAGAAGTATTTTTTTCAACATAAAACGGTGACAAAACCAATCCCGCTTTTACAGGATTAGCTGTCGAAGAAATTAACGGAAGAATTTCTTTAATGGTTGCAGTTACAGAAATCGTTCTTCTTACTGCAACCATTTCAACAGGATTATCTAAAGGAAGATAAATATCTTTAGTTGCAATATCGTAATTATTATTTGTACTACCAATTGTAATTCTATATTCTCCTGGCGGGATATTGAATTGTCCGTTTCCTGACGAATTAAAATCTCCATTATCATCTGTTGTGCCTGTAAAAGTGTATTGTTGAGAAGTTGTTCCTCCCCACAAACTAGTTACACTTACAGAACAGTTGTTTGCAGAATGTTCATAAGGAATAGTTGTTAAAACAGATAATTCGAAATTAATTTGACTATACTGAAAAATCAAATCCAAATAATTATTCTGTAAAGGCGGTGTAAATCGACCACTTAATACTGTATGATCTGCTACTTTTGCAGAATAATTCATTGTTACAGGAGATATATATATACGAGCAATTCCATTTTCATTTGTAATAACAGTTTGATCTAAACTCATTCCCGTCACTGAAACATCTGCATCAGAAAGCGGTCTCAAAGTATTTGCTTGTTTCGCTCTTAACTCAAGTTGTTTTGATGCAATAATTCCCATTTCAACAGTAGGATTGTTTATAAAATCCCAGGTTGAAATAAATAATCCATCGTTTTCGTAAAATCCTGATTCAGCTACCGTCAATTCGTATTGAACTCCTGGCATTACAACGACATTAATTATTCCATTTGAATTCGTTGTATATTGTTTAACTGTATTATCGCGAGTACTCTTGACGTTAATCTTTAAACCTTCCTTTACAGGCAAGTAATTAATTGATCTCTTTTGATCAACTTGAATACTAGCTGTTATTTGATTGTCACCTGTAGTAACTGTTACATCAATTGCTGCACTTCTCGGTGTCACATCTCTTGTTTCAGGATTTACTTCTACAGTTGCTTGTGAGCCGTCAAGTGTAATGAATGTCTCAGCCGGAACGGTATTGTAATTTAATCTAGCTCCTCCATAAATAAAATCGTATGGCTCATCTACTCCACCTTCTTTTAATCTTCGAAAGGTTCTAACATAATCATTTAAATCAAATTCAGCACCTGAATTAGGAATTATAAGGTTTGTAGGAACATTTGCTATATAAATATATTCGTCTGTACCGGCGACTTCAATTGTATTAGAACCTGATGACCTTACTGTAGTCGCATCACCACTTAAATTAGGAATATTTTCTGTAACGAGAACGCTATTAGTGATCTCCTTTCTTTTCATAATAAAAGGAACTTCTTGATCTTTTAATTTCTCAAGAGTAATATTACTTGTTACAGGAAGATAGAAATTATGTGTTGCTCTCCAAGAATAATTACCTGCCTCTGCTGCCAAATCGAGAACACCGATAGCGTTAGTTGTACCACTATCTACAATCAAACCAGTTCCGACATTCGTCAACTCAATCAAAACATCTTTAATCGGATTACCTGTTAGCTCATCTGTTGCTGTATATGTAATTACAGTATCTCTCAGTTCAATATAGACTGTTAATACGACATCCTGATCTTTGATTTCAACTTCACCTGTATATTTTTTATAATTTCTCGCATTAATAATAAATGTATATGTCCCGTTTCCTAATGTAATATTGGCTACACCATTCACATTCGTAACCGTAGTTATATCTTCACAAACAACTTCTGCACCTTGAATATAGTTACCATTTTCAATGTCTCTGACAATCAATCTGAATGTATAAAATGCTTTTTCCAAAGAAATTATCTTCGAAATCGGTGCATCTTCGACAACGAGAAAATCTGAATAAGACATGTATCCGCTCTTAAATACAGTATATTCAAACGTTCCATTTGGTAAACTAATAATAGCAACACCTTGATCGTCAGCAAGATAAGTACTATCGTTTATCTTAATTGTTGCACCGGATATAGGTCTTCCATATTCAGCATCAAGAATTGTAAATTTCACCTCATAAGGAATAGCAACCATTTCTATAACAACACAATTAGGATCTTCACCTTGAACAACGATATTTTTTTTGTATTGTTGATATCCCTCTTTATCAACTTTTACTTCGTACTCACCAACTTGAAGACCTAATTCAACTTGTCCTTCTATATCTGTCAATTTACTTTGATCGATAACCTGAATATTTGCTTCAGGAACATATACACTACGCTCTCTATCGACTACAGCAAAGTAAACCGGTAAAGTCTCTAAAAACATTCTTTCTACAATCTCAACCGGTTGATTCTCGATAGTGAGAATACTTTCTATCGTCTTAAATCCAGCTTTAGAAATTGTATATGTATAAGTTCCTGGCTCTAATTGAATTGAAGCTTGACCTTCGTTATTCGTAAGTAAATTAGATGTACTAATTTGAATAGACGCTTCGGCTAAAGGAGCATTACCTTCGTAAACTGTAAATGATACTAAATACGGAGTTGCTGTAAAATCGTTTATAGTAATATAAATCGGTCCATTCAAAACAACAAATTCTCCTGTTTTTTGATCCCAATTTGCTTTATTTAAAGTATATTGATATTCACCGTTTTCCAACAACACATTTGCTGTTCCATTAACATCTGTAGCGATAACTTTATTACCAATTGTAATGTAAGCATTTGGAACAGAAATATTCTTTGTATTTGTTACTGTAAACGATACAAGGTATTTCTGCGATGCAATTGTTGTTTGAGAACCTTTATAAATATCAGATTCTCCTGCCGGATAAAAAATGTTAGATAAGTTTGACCCTGAATCGTAAAGAATATTTCCTTCAAGATCTCTCATTCTAAATCCTTTGATTCTTGGCAACATATTCAAAGGAACTTCTTCATCGTAATACGGAAAGAAATATTCATCAGGAACATATTTCACACCTTCTGAACTTTTAACTACTTGCAACAAATCGTCCCACTGAACAGCTTTTCCTGCATCCCAAAAACGAAAATCGAGATATTTAGTCATTGCAATTTGAATATTCTTTCTTACTGTTGCAATATCTGTGTCAGGAGAAAGCTCAACTCTAAAATCAACACCGTTATTCCCGCCTACAAACATCCATTTGGCGTTCTCTAATACTACACCAACCGCTTCACCTTGTAAATTTAATTCGGTTAATCCAAAATAAGGAGTTGCCTTTTGTAATAATGTTTCTAATTCATCGTCGGTAAAAAAAGATCCGTTTTGAGTAACAAGATAGATGTGTGTTTTACCATCTTCTCCTAAACCGACATTCATCACCTTCAATATTCTTGGGTCTAAATCTTGAAAAATCTGAGTCCAAGATTCCATTGTCTCTTCAGACAATTTATTATTGTAATTAATGATTCGATTTCTAAATGTTACATCGTCTTCGTAATCACGACCACCAATCGCAGCGTATTCGTTGGTACATTCAATATGAGTCAATGGACGAGGGCTAACTTGTACGATACTATTTGCCTCCACATTCGTTGCTGAGCCTGTTATAGTACTTCTTACACTAACGTAACCGTATCCTGAATTATCAACAGTATAAGGTTTATCTACAACAAAACGTATACCATTTTTTGCTAAAAAAGTTGTTCCAACTTCATATTGAGTTCCAGGTTCAGCAGAAACTCTAACATAAGTAGATGATCCTAACGCCTGCTTTCTAGGACTTACTCCATACAATGCAGCGGCTTTATCTAAATATTCCCCTGTTGCTGAAGTAGGAAATATCTGTGCTTCTACAATCGCAATATCTTTAATAGCTTTTTGAGCTACTTTAGCTGTACCAAAAGCCATTGCGTTTAAAACTGACCCGTCTGCAATATTAGAGACTTTGTCAGTTTTATTCAAAAACATTTCAACCCATAAATTTTTTAAGTTTGAAATTGTATTATTTACTTTTGTAATCATACTTATATTGGAACATTAATTAAAAAATCTTCTTTCGTTACTGTTACAGCTCGTACTTTCATAAAGAGACTATCTTCTTTCTTTTCTAAACTCAATAATTCTGCACTAGCCCATCGATTATCTCTTTGAAACATATTCATTAATGCTTTAAATATAATAGGATATTGAATTGCATTTACTGTTGTTCCAATGAAATCAGACGGTAAACCGTAATCTTTAAATTCCGGAATACATCCTCTTATAGACTCAAGAATTATTTTCAACGCTTGATCCATAGACGGATGATATTTCACGACAGAAAGATCGTTATTTTTAAATTCAAATGAAATATCTAGGTCCTTACCAAGGATGTTTTGATCGACTAAAGTATCAACCACATTATCTACATAATTAACTCCTACGTTCTTTAAATTAATAGCAAATGTGTTGCTACCTTGGTTCACTACATAATCTTCTTCGATAATATACTGAGGAGTAACTATATCTGTCCAATCGTCTTCAGGTGAAGAAAATTCTAATTGATTTGCAACAGTTTCAAATGTCTCTCCTGTTCTCAATTGTCTTTCCATCTGTAAAGAATTCGTTCTTCCTATAGATGCACTTCTTAGCCATCTGTCAGAATTCTTTATAGTCATAAGTTTCGTTTCTATCTCAGTAAAGTTATCAAGAATATCCCACATTGAAATGTCGTTTAAAGTGTTTTCATGCAATCTAAACAACGGTTCTATAGTATTTATCTGAGCAATCATTTTATCTAATTGATAAAACGAATCTGCATCGATTTCTCCTCCTTGATAATAATCGACTATATAAGGATAATTATTATTACAGAAATCCACATACGACTGGAAAAACGCCTTTATGTCGTAACCTGTCACTGTTTTAAATTTTTCAAACATATCTTCCATAATCACAATAATCCTGCAATTGTTGCAGCAAGATCATTTACTCCCTTTTGGATTGCACCTGCTGCAAGTATTTTTGTCAACGAAGTTTTTGTTTTACCTGATTTAACAGACTCTAATGGAGCAATTGCCGTCATACTCAAATTATACTCCCATATCATATTTCTCTGTAAATTTTGACTTAAATTTAAGCCCGCTGGAGGAACTACAACTAAATAACTCTCTCCTAATGCCATGTTGTAAAAAAATAATTTAAACGGCAATCCTGATTTATCAACTCCATTGCTTTTAGAAATAATTGCCTGCATCATCTTAACGCAACCAAAACCTGTTTTTATTCCAGGATCAAATTCCGGAGCCTTTAATCCATTTGTACCTTTGCCCGTAATATCTGTTAAAGAGTATTTTCCTGCAGCTAAACTAAATGCAGAACCCAATAAACTACTTGAACCACCTGACACAGAAAGCAATATCTTAAAAGTTCGTCCAAAATCACCTCGTATATTAATTTCTTGAGGAACAAATGTAGGAGAACTCAATACTGTAATACCTCCTGCAGTATTTCTAACAGTCTCTCTCTTAGCATCTGTTTTAGATATACTATTTGGATTGATAGGAAATGTGAAAAAATCTATCGTATTGTTCTCTGAATCAGCAAGTTCGAGTGCACATAGATAAACTTCAAAATCATTGGGAAATGCGGCAGCAAGGCCCGCTTTTCCAATCGTTCCTATCATTTCAGTTGCCTTACTAATTACTGCACTTGATGTTTGTCCCATAATTTAATTCTTCTTAATTGCGTAAAGATACAAATTTATTTCTTAATCAGAAAAAACTACCTTGCTTTTTATCTGATCAAAATTCAATGGAGATATCCCTGTAACAGAACTCATTCCTGCTGATAAACCAGCTTTACCACCATCTGTACCTGGAACTGCTGCGGCTGCTGCAGTCGACCAAGCGTTTTTTAAAGTTGTTATTTGATTTTCAACATTATTCAGTAAACTTATTAATGTATTCGCCAAAGTAAGTGGTTCAGATGCATTATTAATGTTCACCTTACTTCCTGTTAATATTTTTATCAAATTTTGCGCCAATTGAATTTGCTCTTTACCTTCATCAAAACTAATTGTAACATTTTGGTCCGACATCTGTAAAGATTCTCGATTATCGTGAAATCCAAATGCAATTTTTTCATCGTCTATAACAACCAACGTTTCCTTCTCATTAGATTCTTTCGTTTTTCGTCTATACTCAAGTTTATCTAAATCAAGCGTAATTTTACGAGATTCTTTATTAGGTTCTTTAGCTTCAACTTCTGTATTAATGATTTCGGCTTCAATCTTCTTATATCCTGTTACCTTTACTTTTTCATCTGCAACAACATTAATTTCACCTGAAGTTTGCACATTAATCTTATTCTCAGTATTCCCAACCATTCGAATGTTTAAATCTGCTTTCTCTTCTGAAAAAACATTGACATTCATTTGCTTATTTTTAGGATCCATACAAATCATCATTGTAGTTCCTTTGACAGTTCGTCTAAAACGAATAATGTCTTCTGACCAGGCTTGAGTTTCATCATTTCCTTGTATTGTTCCAATAATAACAGGTTGATTTCTAAACACTCCTGAAGCAATGATTACTTGTGTACCTTTCTTTCCCACTTCTTCAGGAAATGAAATATTCTGAATAGCTTCGTTCGTAATATAAACATCTGTCTTAAACAATCCGCCCTCAATAAGTACACATACACGATTCATTCGAAAACAATTCTGAATATAAGATTCTCTATCTACATTTCTAGGAATCATTATATATCCATTCGTTATTGGTGGTAATTCATTTTTCTGAATTCTAGGTGAACCTCCTGCCATAATTATAATCCTCCAAACATTTTACGATTTAAAAAATATTCAAATTGATTTTTATCTACTACAGGACTAGATGCTGTAGTTAATTTACCTTGTTGTGCTTCTTCTGCAGCTTTTCTTAATGTATCTAAATTCACAATTTTAAAATAAGATGGTTTCCCTTGAACTGTTGGGAATGTATTATCTAAACGTTTAATACTATTAGTTGCAGTACCTTCAAGAATTGGCACATACATACCTCTTTCAACTTGTAAAGTTGTTCTTCTGTCAATTCCATTCTCTGTATAAACGATTGAATTCGAAACATTTAAAACGTAAAAAAATTCATCTGTCGCTTGATTCAATATAAATGTACCCACCTTAATTCTTCTATCTCCATTTAATTCGATTGTTCCCATTCGAGTAAATGGTAAATAAGCATTACTTTCTACAACATAAATCAAATCATTTAACAAAGCAGCCTGCATTGTACTGAAATCTTCTTCCTTCTGAGCTCCTTTGATTGTTCTTAATGTAGCATAAATATCGTTGACTTCTAGTTTTCTATTTCCCCACAATTCAACATATTCATTTAAATAAACAATAGGGACAAATGCTAATCCTGTTTGTTCTTTATCTCCTAATAAACTATTATTTTGAATATGAATTTGAAACCAAGTATAAATTCTTGAATCGTAACTCAAATTATAAGAAAGTACGTTATCCGGCGTTATCGTTATATATTCCTTATTTGAAAAAGCTGACATTATTGCTTTCTCATTAAAAGGAGGTTGTCGAATCACTATATCAATAGTATTAATATAAGTGTCCATAAAAAATTCTACAAATGGATATTGACAAACTCTATTCATATATTCCATTAGTGTTCCATTAGGATTACCAATAGAAGAATCTACCAAAACTCTTGTTTGAATTTCGGAATCAACAAAGCATTTGACGATTTGCCAAATACCATTTACTGACATAGAATTTTGTCCTTCAACCGAATAACCTGTTGTTCGTTTATCACTCCAAGATGTAAAAAGACTATTCTTACAAACACCAATGTTTGACATTATATTTATAATAAACCAAACGACTTCATTTATTCTTTTATATTTATAACTCCACAAATAATCATAACTCCCTGTTATAACATTTCGTTGATACCACGAATCTTGCGGACGTCCAAGATAAACCCAGTGTTCGTCACCCTCATCATTCTCTATGTCTAACAATGGAATAAAATAACTACCATCTTCTTCAAATAATTTTGAAATATCTCGACCATGAAGAATTGTTGCTTTTGAATTATCTTCTGCAGAATAAACTTCATTACAACCATCAATAAAGCCAATCATATCCCAAACATTATACTCAGTTCCTGTATTAGCTAGTTTATTAGAATCTACTTTAATATTTTCTACATCAATAGAATCTCTTTCTTTTTCTAACTTTAATCGTTCATAACGAATAAAAACGATATCATTAACAGTCACTACTTTTTCTAGGAAAGATCTGACCGAATAACCTTGCGGTGTAACTGTATTAAAAATATCCCAATAACTATCACCAAATCCATTTTTATTCTCATCACTTCTAAACGGCACAACTGTTATCGAGAAATTTCCACTCTGCAGAGTCTTATCAGTCGTACAATTCATTACATATTGACTAATATCGTATATAGTATCAGTTGATTTACAATAAATCCATATACGAACGTTCATCGGCTGCATTAACGTGCTCAATCCTGCAGATTCATCTAATCCTACAACATTATCAGGAACATAATCAGGATCAAGAATTAATTTTCTAAGATTTTCACTCCAATAAGACAAAAAATCTCCTTGAATTAAAAAAGACTTACTGTTAGAAACATCTTCAATCTGTAATGGAGATTTTGGAATAGGGAATTCTACTTGCGTACCTACCTTAATATAAGGTAAATTTTTGGCATTATATTCATCTTCGTACTTCTTCTTTTCTAAATCATCGTATTGAGCCCATATTGCGTTCAAATTCGTAACACCATTTGCATCAGAAGCAACATCCATAAACTCAGCAACAGACATTTTCTCCATATCTTTAGGTAATTTCTGTTGCCATAGACCAATTGCACCTTCAGGAGATATCTCTTCGTAAATAGTTAATACGTAATTTTTTAATTTTTGTTTTATCATCTTTTATCCTCCTGTAAACTAAAAAATCTATTCATAAGTTTAGTCCAACTTGCCATCTGCATTAAAAGTAACATAGAAGATTTTTTACCACCTGTATCAATATCGGTCTTACCGCTTACTACATCTGCTAAATTTTTCAACTGACCTGTTTGAGCATCAAGATAATTCTTCCAATCTTCACCTAATTTTCCATCAATACTATTTACACCATCTCTAATTGCTTGAAGTACTTCTAACATACTTTCTGCACCTTGACCTATCTGTCTATTAGTATCAGATGCAGTCATTCTCGCACCGGCACCGACAGTTCTCGCAGCTTCTTCAGGTTCATAACCTTCTCTAGGTTGCTCTCGAATTCTTTTGAATGATTCGTCTACCTTATCATAAATTCGATTTATAATAGTAGTAGGATCACCTTCAGCAAATTGAGATCGAATGTCGTTCCAACTTAAATTAGGAAATACACCCTTTAAAATATTTATAAATTGTTCGTTATTTTGAGATAATCCTTGTAATTGTAAGAGAAAATCTCTCATAAATTCAGGATCAGCGTTACCACTACGTACAGCTTCAAGTCTTTCCATTGCTTCTGAATACGTACGTACATTAGGATCTGTGCTCGTTAATGTTCTAAGTAATAACGCTTGTGTTATTTCATCTTGAGAGATTCCTCCTCCTGAAAATGCTGTTTGAACTCTTTCTAATTGTCTTCCCTGTAATCCAGTTGCAGTTCTAATGCCGTTCATTACAGCGAGAATTCTACCAGCATCAAATTCACCGGCTTTCGATAGGATTTCATCTGCTCTTTTATTGAATGTTTCGAGAGACTCTTCCATTGTAGATGCTATTTCACTAAATGGAAGACTTAATTCTTTCATTCCTCTCTCAAATTCCCTTATAATTGCAGAGCCTCCATAAGAAGTATTTTCATCACCAAATCTTAATGAACCTTGTAATCTGTTAATTGCACTAGGACTGATTCCGTATAATCGTTCTGCAGCCATTAAAGATTGGGCTTCTCGTCTCGCTGTAGGATCTTCTTCTGTCGCTCCAGGAACACGACCTCCTGCAGCTCTTGTTAATTCAGTTCTACGTTGAATGTAAGTCCCTATATCAATTCCCAAAGCATTTGCTGCGTAAGAACCTTCTTTCGAAGCTATTCCTAAAACATCACTTGTTCTGCCTCCAAAAGTTTGAGCATAAGGAGCAAATTTAGTTTCTGCTTCCATATACTTTTGAACGGTCGCAATCATTCTATCTGCAGCAATATTAGCAGGCATCTCAATACCTCGTGCAATTATATCGCCAATAATAGGAATCCAACGGTACATATCTGCTTCATTTGCCGCTTGTACTCGTCTATAACTTGCGCCAGTTTCAACTGTACCCTGATATTCAGCTCTTAAAGCTGCTTCTTGATTTCTAAAATATCTATCTGTTACAGTATTCTTAATACTATTTAAAATAGCGGCTCCCCCTAAAAATTTCAAAAAAGATCCCATCCCGCTACCCATCATAGCCATAATACCTGCGTCACTACCTGAACTTGACGTTGGTTGTGTAGGAGGAATGATAGTTGGTCCTCCGCCTTGATTTCCTTCACCACCTCTTCTTACTTCAACTACCGCCGTTTCAATCTGATCTACATTATCTTCGATCAAAGAAATTGAATTAGTTAGAGCTTCAAGATAACGTGTTATAGCTGATTGAGATGCATTTGGAGCTGAATTTTCTTTCTCAATCGATTTTAAAAGTTCTCCAATATTTTGAATACCCTTTTCGAATGCCGACTCTAATGAACTAATAGCCTTTAATATATTTTCATCAGAAAAGACTTCTTGTTTTTGTTGCTCTACAACCCTTTCTTCTCTAACTTCACGTCTTTGCGGTTGTTGAATATCCTCTTGACGTATTTCTCGTCTTTCACTTATAAAATCAGGCTTCGCTTCAACTGGATCTTTTTCTTTTAAAGGAGCTGTATTTTCGTTGATATTAATTACATTGCGTTCAATGTTCTTAACGTTTTCTGTAATATCTTCTCTATTGTTTTCGTATCTTCTAGAGTTATCAACAGTTTCTTCGCGATTATCTTCAATCGTTTTTGTATTATCTACTTTCGTTACAGAATTATCGATATTCTCAACATGACGATTGATTTCACGAAGCGTTTCATTTGTTGTTTCGCGAACAGTTTCTTTTTTTGGTTTAGCTCTCCATTCTAAAGCATTTGTTTCTTCATCATATTCAGGAGTAACACCTTCAAATAAATCTTCTTGAACTACCTTTTTCTTAGGCTTTTTCTTCTTTTTAGGTTTTGGATCTTCTATTTCCTCAGAAGGAAGTTGTTCAATCTCTTTTGTATCTTCCGGTTCTGTAGGTTGTTTTGTCAAATCCCATGTAATAGAATTTGTTTCCTGATCATAAACAAAATTTTGTTGCGTTTCGCGAATCTGTCTAGTAGGAGTCGGAGTAGGTGTTGCAATTGCTGCAGCCTGTCTCTTTAGATCAATCAACAATCTCTCAAGTTCGTTCCGATCTTCCATCAACGACAATTGTTCACGAAGTTGTTGTATATTGCGTTCAGTCATCTGTTGATTAGATGAACTTACTTGATCTATATCTCTATATAAAGAAACTGCCTCTTCTCTTAATTGTCTAAGAGGAGTTAAATCAGCACTTATCCTAACTCTTTTATCCTCAGCCATGATTCTTTTCTTTTTCTATTTCTTCTAATTTAGCCATCATCTCTGCTTCTGCTCGGAATGAAGCTATGTCATATTCTTCAATTTCAATGGAATTACTTCGTTTTATCCATTCTCCAATATTAGGAATATAAGGATCATTTTCTTTTTCTGTTTTTTCAGTTAAAACTTGATTAAACATCATATCCTCTTCAAATTCCATCATCTGATGAATAAAAGAACATCCCCTATGCTCAGGTGACAAAAAAGCTACTCCATGTTTCTTTCTCCACCAACGATCATAGGGGAATTTATTATTCCATTGAATCATAAAAGTACGTAAATCATCAATGGTCATATCAGCCTTATTTATTTCGTTCTATTCAACCGGTCGACTAAGTATACGTTTAGTCTCCAAAAGAAACGGAATGATTTCTTTGTCGTAAATTTCGCGAATTTCAGTGTAATCAGCAAGACCTAAGTCTCTAAAACTTTTTACTTTCATGTCCTTCACTAAATCCGGCATCATAACTGTTATTGTCGCTTCAATATCAATCATATCAAGTGCATTCTGAGCTGCAACAGAACGATTGCCAAGCATCATGTTATAAAAACCTTTTCCTAAACTTTGTTTTAAGGCCTCAATATCATAATATTGACCTACATTAGGGAAGGAAATTCTGTATTCCTTCCCCTTTACTTTTACAATTTTATCTTCCATTTATTTACGAATTATAATTCTAACGTTGAAATCGGATTTAGGTACAGACCTGTTATCGAATAACCTGCAATACCACCTTCAGCTAAACTAAAGGCTTGATTATTTACGAAACAAGGATTCAACAAACAAATTGTTTGTCCGGTCGGATCTACCTGAGTCACCATTTTTGTATTCGAATCTTGACTTTGAATCGTCTTAGAATAAATCGCAAGAGCAAAACCAAGTTCACCAAGAACAAGTGTATCTACAATAGCTTTCACTGAACCAAGTCTATGCATCATTCCTTCCATAACAGGTTGTTTGAAATCGATAAAGAATTGATCTACAGTAAAAGTACATTGATACCCAACAGGAGGCACTTCTTGTAACAGAAGATTACCTAATCCTTGTACATTTGCTCGATTCACATTTTCTGCAAACTGCAGGTTACGAACGTAACCTGCAACTTTGTTATCTATTTTTATATACGCTCTAGGCGCTGTAAATACTGCCATAATTATAATCTGTTACAATTATCCACGAATTAAATAACCGGTAAAGAACAATTTCGTAATTTCATTGTTTACTACAATCTTATAAGTTGTAAAGTAAGCATCGTCTTTACGAGTTGTTACTACATCTCGGAATGATAATAACAAATTGTCTTGTTCAGTTGTCGCGGTTCTAGACTGAAGATATGCTACCGTCCAATCTTTAACTGCACCAGCAGATAGAGAATTTGCATTAACACCATTTTCTTGACCCAGCAAATCAATAGAAGCATTGACAATCAATTCTTTATTGATTTGAGCCACAACACGCATAAATTGAATTGAGTAAGATTGTCCTTTTGCATTGAACAAATTAGCATTATCTTGTAATGTATTTACTCCTTGCAAAACTTCAAATTTACCCGAATAATCATTTAACACGGTTACAAGAATACCATATTTCAAAGCCTTTTTCTTTTCAGACTCAGTTAATATGTGTTTAACCCGATCTACACCGATAGATTTAAATGTTACCGGTATATAAGGAGCTTTTCCTGAAACACGACCAACGATTGCACACGTATTATATAACGCAGGCCACCAACGAATCTTTTGAGCATCAAATGCTGATACCAAACCAATACCACCGTGAACCAACTGAACATAACAGTTATTAAACGCTTGTGCAAAAGTAATCTCTTTAGAGAAATCTGCCGAATCATCATAACCTGTCGCATACAAGAAATGAGAAAATTTAGCATCTTGAGTGATGTGTTTGATAACAGCTTTTGTTGTAGTTGAATTTGCATTGGTACCAACCTGATCGGTCATAACAATACTATAATCCAAACCGACAATCTGATCTAATACAGCATTTAAATCATCTGCATCGAAAGATTCTGTACCACCTGATGCTAAAATATACGGTTTACTATTCAAAGCGGTTGTAATATCGTCTTGAGTGACTTCTCCAGTACCTTCCGCCTTTGAAGTTGAATCTAAAACAAATAACAATCCAAAATTTGAATCATTGTTAGCCCAATCAATCAATTCTTGAATATTATTGAATTCAGGTGATTCCAATACCAATTCAGGATCAGCGTTATTTTGAGCAATGTCACCATAAGGTAATCCATCAGTATAAGTACCAGTATAAGTACCACGCCAAAATTGCATGATCCATTTTTCAGGATCTTCTACTCCTGCAACAAATGCAGCTCCATAACCAGTAGTTAATAGAGTGTTACCAAACAATGTACCATTTGCAACCAATCCTTCGTCTAAAGTTTTAATTACAAATTTACCACCTGATGTAGTCGCAAAAGCAATTGTTGCTCCTGTTGTTATTGCAGCACGAACAAATTGAAGTTGTGATACTCCAACTGCATCGGGATTACTTGGATCAGGTGCAAATAATGCTTCTGCAACTCTCCACCACAAACCGCCTTTCATAAAACCACGAAAATCGGAAATTGTATCGAATGTATAGATAGCATTCTGACCGCTCGTATTTTCACCATTGATACCAGCACCACCACCAAAACCTGCAGAATAAGTACCTGTATCAATTACAAGAACCTTTCCATAATCAAGTTGGCGAGCTGGACCAGTCTCTCCACTTACAATAGTACTATATGCACCTGGAAGAGATATCTGTTTGTTGTTCCAATAAAAAGTTGATGCCATTTTATTATTATCAATTAATTTTCACGAATTCTAAAAATCACATAAATATACATCTTATTTTTCTTCTCGCAAAATAAATCACATAATTTTGCTAAATTATTTCAGACTCTACACCAGGAAGACCTAAATTCGAACAATTCCCTCTAGGATTTATCGCTGCTTTACCCGCATCTTCAAAAATAAGTTTGTTAAGCAAACCTTCATCTACAAGAGTAGGAATTAATTCATCTGACGCTAAATCAATTCTTAATGATCTAAAGAAAATTGGTAGAGGCATCAAATCCTGCTCTGCTATCAATTCAGTCATATTAAAATCGATCTTGTAAAACATTGTCGATAATACATTATAAGCTCCTAACATAAGAGCATACAATATTTCAGACATTAAAATCGACTCTAAAATATTATCAGCTAAACACATAACATCGAAATTATATGCTCGACTATCTCTGACTTCAAACCCTCCATTAGGCGTCATCATTCCTGTTAATTTACCAATACTCTGCGCCATACCTGAATTTTTACCTGGCTCTCTAATTACGTAACAAGGTAAATTAGTCTTATCTTTAGGAAACTCAATTCTTACTTGAATTTTACGAGGATCTTCACTTGTTCGTAAAAACATTTTCTTCGCTTGTTCGTAGAAGTCAAAACTACCGTCTTTTGTACCGTATAAAATTTGATACAAAAAGGTCTTCGTTTCGTCATCTTTGTAATTCTCATAATCTGTCGGAATATATTCCAACAACTGATTGAGAATATCTTTCATTCGCACGATCTGTAACATCTTTATCTATTTAATAGTTGTTCTAATGTTTCATCTATAGCCATACTAGCTACTTTATCTATCTCTGCAGCCTCCAAAGCTCTATCCATGAGACGTTTGGCAGTAATACCACCATTCCACCAACTGTTTGGATCTGAAGTGTCACTTACTCGTCTAAATGTAAAATAATTTCCTCTTTTTTCTATTTCTGAACTTTCAGCTTTAACTCTCACAAGACCTTCATATTTTGCAGCCTTATGTACGTATTCAGGAACTTTCAATCCTGGAATATTAATTTCTTTTCTTACACCTAATATTTGATGTTCAGAAGGTAAATCACTTCGTTTTAACGGTTTAGGTGAATTCTTTGCTAAATCGTAAATACTTTGTGGCATTATAGATTTAAAAATTTCTGACTCTGCAATAGCTTGTGGTGTCGCATGTCTAAATGGCACTGTCAAATACCAACCGAGACCGTTTTTCTTTTGTTTGGCTTTACTAGATTTTTGAAATCCCGGTTTTTCATCAAATGGACTTGCACCTTCTTCAACCATTAATGCTAAAGGAGATTCTCTTACAGATAAACCAAACACAACTTCTAAAGAAGACGGTCGTTCGATATAAACTGCACGTAAATATTCTTCTCTAGATTGTTTTAATTCTTTATTTATCAAATTCTGCCATTTAGACGAATACTCTTGAACCACTCTATCAATAATAGCGGCTCCTAACATATTGGCAGAATTTTCATCAAGATTAAATTCTGTCACTACATCACTTAAATCTATTCTAATTGGCAAACTCATACATCGTCATTTCTCATTAATCCCGATCCATCAAACATTGGTTTTGACACATCAATAAGGTGACTTCTTCTCGCAATCGCTTGAATAGGGAGTTGAATTTTTTCTTGTTTTCCTGTCGTTCTTTCCATCTTCCATGAAGCACGTATTTCGTGAGGCAAATCAATTACATGATATTCCGGGCAATGTTTGTAATAAACACTTAAACATCCGTTTTCAGGAGGCTCTTCATCTAAAATCAAACAATACGGATTATCAGGATTTATGTGATATGCCATCGTTTTATTCAGTTTCTGATTAGAATTAACGAAGGTATATATTGCTAACACTTGAACAGGCTTATACGTTGTAAAAACAAAATAAACCCCTTGTGATCCTTTTCTTATAATAAGGTTCTCGCTATAATAAGAATACTCTGTTTCAAATGTAACTCTATCGTACCAAGATAAATTAGCTTTATTTACATCCATCACTGTAATAGCTATTGTTCCAAGTAACGTTTCTGACCAATTCTTATATTGATTATTCTGATTTACACCTGTAATAAGAGCTTTTGTTCGTACTGAATTTACATAAAAATAACCTGTTCCATAACAGTTTTGACAATCAAGTAAAGAAGCTTCGACTCCATTACAAGGACATCTCAACGCACGTTCTAATTGGACCCAATATCCTTTATTCCACGTCGCCGCATCAAAATCTTCTTTAACAAATTCGGGACTTGGTCTACCTACAAGATTAGGTGCTGATTGTGTTAAGATATTTTTCGCCTCCATTACATTAAATATTTTTGTATCTTGGGAGAATCAATTGCTTTTAATAACCTATTTTGTAAAAGACTATTATCTTTCTCAAACTCGTCTTTAAAAATCCAAACAAAACCTTTTATTTGTTTGAATTCGCCTCGACAACAATTTAAAATAGATGCCCTATCGTATCCCAACTCCTCTTTAATTCTTCCACTACTTGACCACTCTCTAATTAAAATTCCATTTAAATTAAATTGCAATATAGATCTTCTTTTAGGATGTAAAAAATATTGTCGCTGTCTTCTTTCTTCAGACATCTTTACTCCTTTATTCCATACTCCCTTATCTTTTGCTCTTTGTTTAATTTTTTTAGAAATAGATTCTCTAACTTCTTTTGTAGGATTGCTTTGTCCGTCTCCTCCAAACGTATTGTTGGTTAAATCAAATCCAAAATACTTAAAAAGTGAAATATAATGAATTTCCCAAAAATTAGATTGAGATTCTGTTGTTTCATCAATCACATTCATTATCGGTCTCAATCCTTGATTTAATAAAGATCTTATCCAAGCTAACTTTCGAGAAGATGTTCTACATTCCGAATCATAAAGATGTCTTTTATACCTTTGTTTCAGATCAATAGTTTTCCCTACA